TGAAACCATTCACAACAAGCCTCCATCTCTTGATCGGCTCCCCATTGGGCAGCTTTGGTGGCAATGTGGTGCCAGAATTGATCGTAAGTTTCGTGTTCGTCGGAGTGGGCACACCACTCCCTAACAACTTCAAATGGCGGGGTGATGGGGTGTTGGTCAGTCATATTTGTTCCTCCAGTTCGGCAGCAATAGCAAGAAGTTCTTCACGAATTTTTAAACGTGCGTCTTTGTAACCCTCAATGTAAAGAGTCCGTTCTTTGGTGCTTTTAGTAGGTAGCCCGCTTGGTGGGGTAACTTGGTCAGCAGCAGCGCGAAGGGCGGCGGCGACAGCTAATCGACCTGCGCGATCTTCTTCAACGTACGCATCCAGCACCGCCTTCGCGGTAGGGGAAAGTTTATTCATAATTGTTTTCTACATAGTTTTTTTCTATTTCAGCAATAATCGCAAGAAGATGTGGAATGTAAACCCAGTGTCCTTCACTGCCATCAGGTACACAGTTTTTCGTAACAGCACGAAGAGCCATTACAAGTCTGTAGTTCAAACCAACATGAGTACCAGGTTTCCAGAACGCATCTGAAATTGCTTGAGCGGCAGGAGAAAGTGATTTGCTCATGATTGCCCTTCCAATTCAAAAGCAATGTTTAAAAGTTCCATGCGAATTTCTTCTTGTCTGTCCTGGCACCCTTGAATATAAGGAGGAAGATCGTCAGTGTCGATATCTTCATCCCATTCTTGCTTTGGGGCAACTCTGTCCGCAAGAACCTTAATAACTGCAGCAATTCCGTTACGATTTACCCAATTTACTTGGTGACCAGCTTCAATTACAGCGTGAGTGTTAGAAGAAACACTACAAGTGCGTATTTCTGATTCGGAAATTTCATTAGCTGCATCAGTCAGAACTTTTAAAAGTCCTTTTGTGCCCCATTCTTTAATAATGTTCCAATGAGGATGTGTTTCAGGATTCCACTCAAAATCTATGCTGCTGCTTTCTTCGTTAAATGTAACAATAAGACCGTTTTCTTTAGATGTTGATGCACTCATTTTTTTAATGCAGTTGTGTGTCTGTTAATTAAAAAATAACCTCAAACTTTTACATGCTTCCAACTAATATTTTCAACTACATTTTTAATTGCCCAACCACTGACATTAAAAATTTTACCTACTTCAGCATACATAGCAGTAGGAGATTTGTATTCTTTTTTAAAATCTTCATCAGCAGCAAGCATACGAATTTCTTTTACAGCTATTTCATTAAGTTTTGCCATTCCGTTATCACTTCCTACATGAAGATTAATGCCTGTAGGAAGTCCTTTAATGCTGCGCTTTGGAACTGTTACAACAGTTGCAGCAATTTTAGTCATAACTCCACACAGCGGAGCAGAAATTACAATTTTTTCTTTATTTCTTTCAGCTGTCAAAATTAACCGACCATCCTGAACATCAATTTTGGGATTGTCGCTTTCGCAAATTTCCAGTTCCTGGACAAAGCGGAAGTTAAAGGAAGTCATTTGGTGTGGAGTCACGTGTGTGCTAGGGGTAGGAGGCCCGTTCGCTTGCAAATACTAGCAGCGACCAGGTAAATTGGAAAGGAGGGCGCCTTTGCCCTCAATGTGTGTGCAGGAGATCTGGGTCAGGTGTGGTAGCCTGACCCATTTTTTTGCACGACGCTTTTTACATTTGTTTATATGTCTTTATATTTAGTTATATATTATTATCTATGTATATATTCCACCTGGCGGCGGCATGTTATAAAGGGAAAATAACTAATAAAACTAATAAACTGTCAAGACATACTTTCAATTAACAAGAGTTTTTTAATCTCTTTATCTGGAGCTTTGATTAGATTTTCAATTGTTTTGAGTTTTTTCTCTGCGTTCAAGGCACGCTCACTCCAGTAAACCAGATGTCGATTCGTCTTATTTAATTCAGATTCAAGGGCAGTTTGGAAAAGTGTGGAAGGACTTAGATCGAGTCCAGATTCTTTCCACCGCAAGTGAAGAGCATCTGGAACTGAGACTGAAACTACAATTGCCATGTACAAAAAAGGTGCTATCCATAGGATAACACCTTCTTTTCTACACCTGGCGGCAGGTTAAGTAGCGTATAAAGCAGCGGTAGTTCCAAGCTTAAAAGATTGATCTTCTGTCCCTGAAGTTGTAATTACTACTGGAACTGGCTCACTGATAGCAATTTCATCAGTTACTGCACGCATTGCATTAGAAAATTCCTCTGCTTCGTCAAGTGTTGGAAAAGCTGGAGCAAAAGTACCTGCTTTTTGATGGTGCATCATGACGACGTAATTAGCCACAGGAAATTTCATGAACGTTTTTAAACTTTGGTCAGGCTAGCAGAAAGGGTCCTGTCTTGTAAAACGATCCTGGGTTCTCTCGTACAAACTGATCAGCACCTTCATGATCTGTTACTTTGATCACCTCGCTGCGACCGTTTACTGCTTTGCTAAGCACCGCCCAAGCCAGTTGCGCACTCTTGGTTTCCTTGACAGTTTCCATGATTTTCTCTTCTGGTACTTCATTATGCTGGACATAAATCTGCGCAGTACATGAGCACGGTGTGTCACTGAAAACCATTGCCACAACAGGCGTTTCAAGGAAAGCCTACCCCAGCGTTACAGTTTTGTAAGCAGGGCAGGCTTTTTTGTCAATTTACTTAATGGACCTTAAGCAAAAGCGATGATTTGCTCAAAGCTTTTGATCACTTTTGGCAATTTATCAAGAACTCTAGTAATCTGATTTAGCTTAAGTACAGACAAAGTTTGAAGTTGAATAACTTTTTCAAAAGACATTAAAAGAAGTGCAAAAGAACTAAATTCATAAATGAACTTAAAGATTTTCTGGAGCTTAATGTAGACTTTCCAGAATTTCTGAGACTTTTTTACGCTTGACACTTATTTAGTTGGTTTTAAAAACTTGAACAAAAGATCAGCAGCTTGGATGAATGGGAGGAATAGGAGGAATAGGCGCAATTCCTGCACTGTAATTTTGTTGAATTCTCATTTGCTCCAACTGGAAGGGAACTGGATTAAAAGGAGCAGCACCAGGACCCATCTTTGTTTGCTCAAGCAAAGAATTGTTGATAAGAGTTTGAATAAAAGCCGAATCAAACATTGGAAAAGCCATTGGTTAATGCGCAGTGGATTAAAGCTGCGGCCTTACACCACATTAAAGTGGATGCCGCATGTTCAGCATTGTGTACGAAAAGAAGCTTAACGTACACAATGCTGAACCTTATAAGTTTTACTTATCAGTCCGTTTCAGCGTCTTGGGCTTCGCGCCACAACACAGGATCTTCAATTACGTTAATTACTGGGCCAAATTGGTCTTCGATACGAACGAAAAAATCTTTGATGGTATCAAGGAATGTTTCGTCTTCACCCGCAAGCTCGCTAATAAACTGCGGATCTTCCATGAGCTGATCAATGCTGTCAATAATGAGAGCAAGAAAATGGTCGTAATCCATGGTAAAAAGAAAGTCACCATGGATTATAGATCAATTAGCTTTCAGTATTGTTAGTTTTCGGTTTCGTCGTTAAGGTTCTGTTGAATCCTGTTGAGCTGCTCGTTGATTGCTTGGACCTGAACGTCGTCGTTGTCAACGTTGCTCATCATAAACCGCTGACCTGTAGGTGAAATAAAGCCTCCAACAAACCCAGCTCCCGCCTTGTCTGCAGCTTCCTTCATCCTGGCGACAAGCTGCATGGCCATTAAATGCTCAGTGCTGAGCTTGTCAGGGTTAGCAAGATCAGTGGTTTTGTTGTCAGCTTCCCAATCTAGATTATTCATAAATTTTTGTGCGGTTGTTTTGTTGCGATTTTTGTAGATAAAAAATTCAGTGGCTGATTCCATTACCTGGAATACCAGTCAGCCAGTGACTTTCCTTTAAAATCTCCTAAAATGCTGCGTTCGTTATCTGAACCGTCATCTAAAACTTCTTGTTCGTCTTTAGTAAGTGTGTCGTAATTAAGAAGAACTGCCGAACTGGTAGCGAACCAAGTTCCGGAATCTGTATCTAAAACAATCCAGTTTGCCATGATGATTAAATTACTTGTAGTTAACTTTTACTTGAGAGTGGTTTGCAATAAGAAGTTTTAAAACTTCTTTCCAACAGAAGGTTTTATGGTCAAGAGCAGTGTTTTGCTGCTTTTGCTTTCTGTGTGCCATGAGTTGGAAAAACGACAACGCAGTTGCGATCTTTCCTAGCGCACAATGGTTTGCCTCGTTTCCCTCCGCAGGTTTTGCACACAATGTCTGACCCTGGCAGGCTAGCAGGGCATTGGACAAAGGACACTCCGTCATGCCTGAAAGCTGTGGGGCAGTTATCAGGTTGAACTATGGTGACCATAAAACCTTCTTTATGCAATTTACTGGCCACATCTCTTGATTCAGTTGAGATATTGATTGTAAAGTTGTACCTTTGATTAATGTCAAGGATAACGTCACGGTTCCAGGTGCCTGGCATATATTCTGCTCCTGGCGCCAATGTGTGATGTGTGTATGTCCAAGCTGCATACAAATGTGATGCAGATTTAGCAAGACTGATAGCTAATTCAAAATCAATGCTTTCTTTCTCTTCTTCCATAACCCAAAGATCTCCGCCAATATTGTGACGAAACATTTCAGCAGCAGGTAGCTTTTTTACATGTTGAATAAATACTTCAGGAGAATGACCTACGTGCCCGTTTGTCACTTTGTCCCAATAAATGCGTGTGTAATATCCTGCTTCGTTGTAGCAGCCTTCTCCGTGGTTAAAAGCACAACCTGGCGCACAACTATGTCGAGAAGTAGTAGAAACTGCAATGTTACCTGTTTTGGCGTTTCCTGAATTAATTGTCAAAGCACTGTTTTGAAGCATGATGCTGGTGGTAGCGGTAGTAATGGTGGCAGTCAAAGAAAGATGAGGCACTTACTTATTTAACTATCTCTAAATTTCTTTTTTCAAGAGCCGCACCAAACATAAGTACATACTGTTCTTTTTCCCCATCTGTCAACTGTTTGTTGCAAATACTAACTATTTGCGTAACACTCATTTGGCCGTTTTCTACTTTTAATTGAACTGTAAATGTAGGCACATTGTTAATCATTGCCAACACAATAAAATGCTGCTTTTTCTTAACTCCTTCTGAATAAGAAGATGCAGCACCTACACAATTACGTACAGCTTGTCCCCAGTTTGCCAACTGGTGGACATCGATAGGTTGGAAAAAAGTCCACTTTTCTTGAGAAGTCCATTCTTGCTGGCCAAAAACAGTTACAGGAGTTGGAAAAAGATCTTGAGGCAGCACCTCATTTTTAGTAGTCAATTTCCAGCTTTCTTCTTGCAAATAATCATGAAATTCTTGCAATCTCCAACGCTTAGGTTGTGCAAGTTGGCTGTCTTCTTTATTTAAAATACTGTTCAACATTGAATAAGAATCGTACCAAAGTTGAAATTCAAGTATTTCATGATCTCCAAAAACGCTTACTTGTTCTTTGTACTTCCCAAGAAAATTAAAGAACGTAGCTACAGGCATGTTGCTATTTAACCAAGTGTTAGTCCTGGGGCGGTTGCTCCAAGAGAAATAACGTATCTTTTCAAGTATTTCAAAATGAGTTTGATAATAATCAATAGGACAGTTAGGCCACACGCTTTCAATAAACTTAATATTTCTAATCAGTCGCATTGCCCTTTCCCATGGCTTTATTGCATCTTTTTTCTTAATTGTTTCATTTGTTGAATGCAAAATTTCGTCAATTTCTTCTTTCAAATTACCAAACTTTTTCTTAAAAAAAGGCCTATTTAGAATTCCAATAACTGCAAAATTTTCTTCGTAATCTTTAGCTTCCAAATAATCTATAATACCTTCAAACGTTGGCTGCCATGTAGCAAAATTAATCTTGGAATTATCTGTAATGTACTCTCGTGAGTCAATTAAAAGATGTAAATAACTTGCTGTATCCCTAATTCTGTCTAAAATTGTATAAGTGCTGTAATCTTCCCAAACATCAATATGTGACGCAAATTGATTTATAAAATTAGACCAACCTTTAGCGATAATTCTACTTTTTTTATGGCCACTGATAAAATGGTTTTCAATATAGGATCTTTTATCTTTATTTTCTAAAACTTTTGCAATTGTTTCATATTTAATTGTTACAACAAATTCTGATCTGTTGTATTTAATTAGTTGACTTGAAACGTCAAGCAAATTTGTTTTGTCAGAACGCAGTTTTGTAGTGTTTTTAAAAGCAGTAGAGTAACCATAGAGATAAGTGTCGCTGTCTTCTTTCTTTAAAGGAAACCAAACAGCGTGCCACACGCTTTCATAGTGATAAATAACATAATTTTTACGTACAAGGATCCTATTTGCTACAGGTACAGAATTAATAGCTTTTAGATCAATTAAAAATTCTTCTCTATCTACTACAGATTCGGGAAGCATGTCAACAGGAAAGCCTAGCGCGTTTTTAGGCTTGGCATAAGCAACCATCGCTCTTTGTTCACGCTTTTTGTTAGCTTCTCTTTCTTTAAGAACTGAATCATAAGCAACAATGCTGTTTTTAAGATTTTCAGGAAGACTAAATTGCATTTGCTTAATAGTGAAAGTGCAGTAAATAAGTAAAAACGATTAAATTAGCCGCAAGGAACAAAATCTGTTTGTTTAATCAAATCTGCAATGTCAACAACATCTACTTCTAGTCGATCTTCTTTAGTTTGCAAATCTTCAAAGTCATAATCACTGGATTGATTTTCAACAACTTCACAACCTAGATCTTCAAGTTGATCTACAGCTGTGTCCCAGTTGTTTGCTTGCAGATAAACCCAGGCATACCGACCAGTTTGATCGGCAATCAACGCAACGTATTGTTCCATGGTGTTCAAGAGTGCATTTCAATGTGTTGTTTCCATGCAGCAACATGCAGTTCTGCAGTAGTTACTGGAGTTGGGTCCATGTCAGCATCACTTGGGTCGTAATCCAAGTACTGAGTAAGAATTTCGTAAGCTTCTTCAGCACACTCGGACAAACCTGGAGTGGTGTCCATCATGTGAAGCTTGTATTGATGCGTAATAATCTTAAGCAGCTCATCTTTTATAAGGTTGAGCTTTTCTTCATCGCCTACTTTATAAGGAGGATGAGTAGAAAGAAATTTAATTTGGTTAGACATTAGTAATCAACTCCGTAACTGTTAATTTGTTCTTTCCAGCCGCAATTAGCCTCGGCTTTCCATTCCAGGATTAACCCTGGGGCCTCTTCAATTGCGATGTCAACTGCGTTAGCAATTTCATCGATAATTTCTTGGTGAGATTCGCCTAAATCTTGCAATCTTGAGTACAAAGCAGCAACAGCATCAACTAAGTTGTTGGTCGCATTTTGCACATCTTTATTTAAATAATTAGACATTTTCGTATTCTGCTTCTTCAAAAACTTCTTCAGCAATCACTAAATATTTTTCGATGGCCGGAAGAACTTCGTCTTCCCAGCATTCAACTTCGCGTTCATGAAGAGGATGATTTTTGTCTACGGCAATGTAACGTGCAATTCTGTCCTTTATTACGTAAAGAATTGCAGCTGGATCACCGGAGTGGATGGTAAACATGGTGTTAGTGCAAGAAAAAAAGCAGTTTATAGTCATGCTCAGGACTGCAAATTAATCGTAACGAGGATCGTAATCGTCTTCTATGATTTCCCAGTCATATCCATCAATGCCATAATCTTCTACAAATTTTCCAAGCTCTTGCCTGTTAAAACTTTTTAAAGCGCCAGGCGTCATTTCATCAAAACATTGCCCTGGTATGGTCAACATGCACCTAGCAGGACCATATTCAGGCGGATTGATCAAAGAGCTAGACCCCATGGAATAAACCATGTCGTCAACTACAGCAATAATGACAATGCTGTCATCATCTTCAACGCCAATGCTTTCAATTTCAATTCCATTCATGATCAAATCATGCCAAGGATAAACAACCAGCTGTGAGGATGATCAGGTTCAACCTCATCTTCTTCAGGAGTAAAACAAACAGAATCAAACACCCACTCCTCAACTTCTTCCATACTTGGGACCCCATACCATTCATTCTTAAACTTGACATAGGGCCAGCCATCACGTTCTTGTACAGGCAAGCTGCAAAGATTGGTATCGGCTGGTTCTGAGCCTTCTTCTACAGTCATTGGGGTATACCCAAATACTGAACCAATTAACTGTTGTTCTGGAAGCAATGCCATGGTAGTAATTTTGAGTGTGCAGATTTTTAAAAACTATATCTTATGGTTATTGTGCTGACGTTGTATAAAATTTGCCCCAATTGCGACCAAGTTTTATGCGATAACTGGTTTTGGCGTAGTCTTCTTCCGCGTAGTCGGAGTGAAGCCTGAAGAGTTCGTGGATCGCCTGCTCCTTGGAGAAGATACAGACGTTTTTGACTGGGTAGTAATTGCTGAAACTTCGCTCAGAGTTACTGTGTCTAGAGATTCTGTAGACGTTGATAACTGTGGGCTCTTTCTCTTCGGTGTAGCAGTAGATTTCGTACCAGTCGTTGAAACGGTGGAGGGAATCGCTAATTGTTTGTTCGCAGAAAAGAGGAGTGATGAGCATTGAATAATAGTAACGATTGCTTGCGCAGTAATAATAAAACCTAGAATCAAAAGCTCAACAGGATGGAGCTCAAGAAGGGATTGTTTCATTGAAGTTTGAAAGAGAAGTGGGTAGAAGGTAATCTGAAACCCTGTCAGTTACAGGGGCATTAATAGTGTTGACTTTGAGAATGGGTGCGTTTGCTTGAACAATGTGGCGAATCCTTTCACCACGAATCCAAGCATCAACTCGAATATATTTCCGGGGGCTGAGCTTCATGTAAGGCCCAATTGCCGGAGTAAATTCTCCAGGTGGGAACATAAACAATTCACCTTTGCCAAGATGTTTGTAGCAGAGTTGCTGTGTGCGGTGGTAAGGATAATTCATGTGTTTTAAGAAAAATAATACGGACACGTTAGTAAAAATACAAACGTGTCCGTAATTGTTAGAAACTATTGATTGTTGCTCAGAACGGAATAGCTTCCAAAGTAGGAACAGCTTTAACTGGTTCAGTTTTAAACGCGTCAACAACACCTGATTCAGCAACAGCCGCCTCTGCTCGCTGGGCAGTACTAATTTGCCCAAGGCGGACAGTGGAAGTAGAAGTTGCAATCACCTCCATGCGGCCGCGAGGCTCGCCTTCTGGGGTCATCCAGGTGTTGTAGCGCAGGCGGTACTCTAGGGCAACGGTGTCACCTTTGTTGTACTTAGCAACAATTTTGTCGCCTGCGCCGTTATAAACAGTAATAGGAATTGGAGAATCTTTCTCTTGGTTATCCACCGGGGACACCCTGAATTCAGTGATCGTCAGCGAATCACTAGGAGTGCGCTGAACAATGTCAGAAACAATGGTGCCAACAATGGTTCCGGAATTAGCAGCAGACATGGTGGTAATAACAAGGTGTGCAAGTAGCATCAAGGCCAGGCTACAATTGGCCACTTGAATTTAAAACTAATTTTTAAGGCTGTTCTTCGTGAAAATTGCGCATTTCTTGGTAAAGTTCCTTGACATCAGTTGGAAAATTACCAAGCGTTTTGACCGCAATTTCGTTCCATTCTCCTTCAAGATCAAGTATTTCAAACCTGATCATTGTTGATTCATTTCCGTACCAAGTGATTCTTGCGCACGGATCTTGTTTGGGGTTGTAAGAAAGCATTTTTCAAAAATCGAGGGTTTCTTCAATAATTTTTTCCTGGCTAGAAGCCACCAGATCAAGTTGTTCCTGGTTATCTGACCATCTAGCTTCATCTCTGTATTCATCCATAGTTTGAGCCAAGATTCCAGAAGCAAATAGCTCTGGTGTTGTCTTGTTTTCTGATGCCATTTGACGCATAAATGCGTAATCGTTAAACGGAAGCGTAACAGTAAAAGAAAAATCCATGTTCAGTTTTTAATAGATTGTGCTGGGCCGTAAACTTGAACGCTAGAACGGCATGTAGCCACTCCATTTTTATAAACCACGGTATACACCACGTGGCAGCGGCTAGCTACGTAATTATTGATTGCAATTCGACTGATTTCTGCACTTGCAAAAACAATCAAAACTCCTGTTAAAAGCCTAGGAATTACTGATTTCATGTCAAACCTCAACCAATCGCTTAATATTCAGACTGAGGCTGTAGCAAAGAGTATATCCTTCAGCACGAAGTTCACGAACGGCTTCTCGAACTTTCTCCAAAGGAGCTTCGTACCGCTCGTACTTTGAAATTGACTCTGATGGATCTATGCGAAGCATTTCTGCAAAGTCGCCGCGAAGTGTGACAAGCCAAGCATCATTTTCTGCTACCTGGTACAAAAACACTTCGTCTCTGGTTGTAAGCGTGGTCATGGTTGTGCAAAATGAAGGACAAAAGCAGTTTAACGTCGTGCTCAGGACGAGTAATCAATTAGCAATACGGAATCCACGGAACGTGCGTTCCTTGTTGCTAGGAATGTTGGTATCATCTTCGTCGTTTAGCAAACCTTCAATTTCAAGAGATATATTCTCAATCTCATGTTGAATTGAGGCATCATCTACCTCTTTCTTGGCGGCATCAGCCCACATAGGCTGTTTATAGTTTGGATCAATTGCATTTGCAGCAACCCGCAAACCAGCAGATACCTGGCGCCGAAGCTGAGCCTTAGTCTCTGGTTTAAGAAACTTAAAGCTCAATGCTGCTGTACCAATAACAAATCCAACACGGGCTAGTGACATTGTAAAAATGTAAAGGGACATAAAAGCAAGAACTACCTCTAATGGCTGTTCTTGCGATTGCTGAGTGGGGGATTTGATCCCCCGGCATCACGCCTGAACTCAGCCGAAATCTGCTTCTAGCTCAAACTCACGCTTGAGCCATTTCAGCAGGTCACGGTTTCCAGAGATAACCTTGTCAGCCACTACGATAAACGGAGTGAGGTCAGCTGGCATTTTGTCCATCCACTGCTCGAAAGCAGCAAAGAACTCAAGGCGGAAAGCCTCAAGTTGTGAATCAATAACCCCATCACGACGGGCAAGGATCCGGAGATCCTGGAGCTTGTAATACACGCTTGCTTCAGTCATTTGACGAAGGTGGTAGAGTGTGCAGTGCCCATTGCTGGGCAATAGCTGAGGAAGGACTTGCACCTCCCAGGCCGCTTAACGGCTCAGCGCAGGCTTAAGGCCTGATAGCGTTGGCAACTTTGGTGCGCAGCTTCTGTCCTTGTGGGGATTTCCAAGCTGCAACAAATCCAACTACTGTGGCGCCAATGGCCACTTTGACAATCACCTCAGTAAAACCGTTAGACTGCGGTTGGGATTGTTCCGTAACTTCAATTTCCATTTCAACTGGAGCAGGCTCAGCAATGAAGGTGTTGTTGAGGAAGTCTTCGAACTGATCGGGGGTCATGGTTTGCATGGTGATGAGTCGATGGAACACAAAAACAAGAACTACCTCTAATGGCTGTTCTTGTACAGCTGAGAGCTGCATCTAAGGGTTATACCCCTGGAGGAAGCATTCAGTAGTGCAGATGTTAATTGCTATAGCAAATTCCTCAATAAAGCAATAAGTGCTTAAAACAGTTTCCACAGGGTCTGCCGGAATAAAATTGCCCGACAGAACATTTGGCGCCTGTCTCTTGGATCGACTGCGGCGCAAGGGTTTTGAAGGGAGCACAAGGGTTTATCCCCTTAAAACGGGTGTTTATGCCCTGACATGGTGTTTTATGTAGGTATATATGTGTTATAGGCGTTGGTAAAGGGGACCGAAGCCCCCACTTGATTGTTAGCGTGCTTCTGTTAAGTGGCGATGCCTCCAGGTGCATGACCAACAGCACCTTCAACACGCAGGATTATTGCGTCTGGCTCGTAATTCAACGTCGCAGCCACTGCTTGCTCAGCATTAGCGTTGGACCACTCAGTTGCAGCCAGTCTGCCACCGATGTAAAGCAAAGCAGGGTAAGTGTGGTAAGTAGTAGCCATTTCCTTAATGAAATAGTAAAGGACACAGCAACAAGAACTATCTCTTGCGGCTGTCTGTTAAACAAACACCACTCGCATAAAGGGTTCCCTCCCCCCCGCACTTAACTGTTGGGGCAGGCCTTTCTTTTTTCCTTTCAGGCCCTTTCTGCGCACAGTGTTTGTCTGATTGCTACCGGAAATATTACCCCAAAAAGGTGTTTTTTAAAGGCCGATTAGGGGATTTAGTATGTTCACAGAGCTTAAAATCAAATATATAGAAATAAGTTGGCAAAATGCCTGTATCTCCAGCAGATTTTGCTCTTTGGGCACGTGTAACCGGCAATAAATACCCAGAAACAGCAGAAGAAAAGATTTCGGCGGCTCCTCATGCCTACAATTTTGCCAAAAATTTCGGCAAAGCAGGTTCTTCTGCGCCCAATGAAAGAGTTGGCGGCTCAATCATGTACAAACAACCAGTTGCTGTACAAAATTCGGCTCCAAACTCACTTTTTAACTCTCCAGTTACACCTGACAACCGTGCTTCTAAAATTGCAGGAACTCTTGATTCTTCTTTAACTTCTGAACATTTTCAAAATCAAGAAGAAGAAGAGATGATTGATCGCCGTGAACAGCACTCTTTTCTGCGTAACGTCGGTAAAGTTGCTTTAGGTGCAGGGGCCGTTGCTGCTGGTGCCGCACTGGCAACAAGCCCTAGTGGACAACAAGCTTTACGCACTGCAGAAACGTATGTAAAAGAAAACGTCCAAAATGTTGGCGACCGTGTTTCTAGTTTTCTAAGGGGGGCAGGGGGAGGAAACTATTCAGATCCTGACATTATTCGTAACTCAGGAGATGTTACTCCTCCAACAACAGCTGAAAATTATAATCAACGAGATATTCCAAACGTAACTCAAGATGCGCAATTTGCTAAAGGATCTCCTACAGGTTCTTTTGCTGAATCCACACTTCCGCCTACAACTGAATCTTATTCAATCAAACCTGTCACAGAAAGCGATCGTATTACAACCAGCCAAACGTTTGCTCCAAGACAAAAAGAATACGAAGGCGGTTCTGCTGCTCTACAAAATCTTGAGCAACGTTATGCCCCTTCTGATGAAGTAATGGCTGCCCGTGTTAACGCAGCAACAAAAGCATTGATTGCTGCTGGTCGCGCTGGTAGGGAACCTTACCAAATGGAGATCCCTGGCGTAAACCCTACGTTGATGGCTTTGCGTTCACCTCTTGCCAATGTTGATTTAAACGATCCTAGTTTAGGTCTTTACAAAGAAAGCACAGAAACACCAATTGGTCCCAGCACTCACCAATACTCAGTTTTTGATCAACAACCTGCCAGCATTAGTCAGCAAACTTCTGCGTTAATTCCTACAACCGTGTCTCAGTCGTACCACTACGACAAGCCCATGTTCACGACTCGTACTGGTCCTGGGCAGCAAACTATTCATTCCGCAGTTCCTCGGCCCAAGTACGGAGCAAACGTAACGTCCAAAATTATGGGTGGAGGAGGCGGAGGATATACTGACGATCCTTACGCAATTGTAGGCACTGCTTACGCAGATCCTTTTGACGAAGCAACTCCTAACAGAGCTTCACAAGATTGGCCTAACGCTCCTAAAATTACGCGTTTACCTAGCATGATGACTAGTGGAGAAACGTATCAAGATAAACCAGGAGTTTTAATATCCCCCGGAAAAAATGTTCCTAATGAAAATACATCAGATTTATTAGACAGACAAGCACGTCTTTCAACAGGATTACAAGCTATAGAGGGCATTAGAAAAGGACTTGAAACTGGTGCAAATAGTGGGGTTAAGTCACGCACTAACACATTTTTAAATCAAATCAATGATTTATATAATTTAAGCCAAGATCCAGGAGTTATTGAATCAGGGGCACAGATGGCAATGCCTTTAAAGCTGACGCTCCCTGGCGGCGAAGTTATCCCAACTAGGTCCTTGTACACACCTTTTGGTGCAGTAGAAGCAATGCCTGGCTACGTTGCACCAAACAAACGTGTAGGCGAAGTAGGTATTGGCTTAACTCAAGGTCAACACCTTGAATCGCAATTAATTGAACACGGACAAAGATTAAACGCAGCTAAAGCAGAAGCGTACAATATTCTTGGCGTTGATCTTAGTAACACTAAAGCAGGATACCCTGATTTATCTGAAGAACAGTACTACGCGTTGCCGCCTTCTACGCAAGATCGTTTAGCAGACGCTCACGTTAAACTAGCTGCTACTAAAGATAAATTAAGTGTTGCGCGTGATTTTCCGTTGCGTTACACCATCAATAAAGAAGTTGCAGTAGGTCACAAGTGGGCCCCTGTAATTAGCGAAAGCACTGGAGAAATTACAGATATGAAATTAGTTCCGGAAGAAAAAACGTTAAGTCCAGTTGACTATTACAACATGCGTTCTCAAGGAGGAGTGGGAAGGCAAGAAGTTGGTGGCGTTGGTCGTCGCCGTGAATCGTTATCTAGCGAGCATGGGTACAACTTAAAGCCCACCTCAGGAATGGTGCAAGGTTCTCTGTCAGATGTTTCTCCTGTTCTCTATGAAGTCGAACATCCAGAAACAGGTGAAAGAATGACTGTTCCTGCTGACTCAGTTTCCCTTTCTGAGATTGCACTTGGCACTGCGCGACCGATTGCAGGAACTTCAGTTGAACCTTCCCGCATCCTTGGACAAAGTGATCGCCCTTATAAAGGAATTTCTGCAAATGTAATTAGCAAAGAATCCTTTGATCCAATTATGCGTTCGGTGTTACTTAAAGCGTTTCCTAAACGTGAAACACCTGAAGGCTTGGTTTACTCTGAAGGTGCCATGGAGCGCCCCGCTGGTGGAACTAATCCAGCTGCAGGCACACGATTCTTTGCTCCCCGGACTGCTCCAGCTGGTAGTCCGCGTGCATTAAATCGTGAGCAGTACAAACAAGAAATTGCAGAAATTGCTTCGGGGACACGGGCTCCTGGCCAAGTAGCACCTGACATGTATCAAGGTAGGAAAAAAGAAGATCTTTCTGGTTTGCAAGGTGGTCAAGTAATTGCCAGGCAGCCGACAGCTGAAGAATCCGCGTTTAGAAACAACGCGTTATTAAAAGCCGCAGTCGAGAGAGTTTCCTCTGGCAATGAGCCGATGCACACAAGCGAACCCCACTCAGCAACACAACGCACTACTCGCGAGTTTCAACCTACACAGCTAACAATCCCTGGCGCCGGAATAAGCCCACAAGTCCGCCAATCTCAGGCTGATATGGAAGCTTCTGCTTTAGCTAATTACATGGCTCAGCGTGCTCCAGGTCGTTCGTTAGGTTCTCAGCTCCAACGTGCACTAGCAAACGCATCCGTTCGTCAACCTAATCTCTTCTGACAATTGCTCCTGCTAAATTGTATTTAACTAGAGAATAGCCATGTTTCCTTTTTTAATCCCATTTATTCTCCCTGTTGCTGGTGCCGCAGTTGGTGTCGGCTTAGTAAAAGCAAATGGCTGGGCCAATAAACAAAAGTTTACAAAAGCGCTTCTTAAAGTTGGCCCCAACATTGCAAAAATTTACGACGTAATCGATCCCATTTTGGCCGCTAACTTAGCAAAATGGAACGGTTCCCAAGTTGATAAAGCTTTTGATATTACTATCAAAGCTTTTTCAGATGGTAATCTTACCGATAAAGAAGTTAAAAACGTTGCATCTTACCTTGCAGAAAAGTTTATCCCTCAAGTAGCAGCCGACAAAACTAACGCCTTTTCTGCAGCCCTGGAAAAACCTGTAGCCGTAACTGCTTCTGAAGTTGTAAGTTCTGCTGTCGCTGGAGCTTTGACTTCTGATCTTGCTATTAACCAAGTCAAAAATCTTTTTAACAAAAAATAAAGATGGCTGAAGACGGCAATTGGATTAAGGGCGCCATTAAGCACCCAGGCGCTTTTACTAAAAAAGCCGAAGAGCGTGGCATGTCTGTATCAGAATTAGCAACGCAAGTAACAGCTAATCCTGATAAGTATGATGAGCGTACAGTAAAACAAGCCAACCTAGCAAAAACGCTTAAGAAGCTACGCAAACATAAAAATGGATAATGCGTCCTAATGAATTCTCCTCCGTTTAGTCAGAACTACAATTCAACAGGAAAATCTTTCCTTGCCGGCAAACCTGCTGATGCAGGAACTCTAGGCCCCTATCCACGTTCTGGCAGCGACCCTGAGTCCGTAAAAAATGGATTTGTTGCACGGCTAGCAAAAAATCCTCCAGCCAAATCTCTTTATAGTTCTGGATTTTTTAACGAAGCAGCACAAGAAAGACGTAACTATTATGATAATTTAAAATACGATTCTTTTACTTCTGACAATCCAGATGATAACAACATTGCTTATGATTTTATTGGTAAATATATTGCAGATAACGGTTTAGTTCCTCAGGAAGAAAAAGTACTACCTGAGAATGCTTACGCCTTTAGATCGCAACAACCTGCGCAAGGTATTGGGTCTAGTGACATCATTGCTGCTGATAGAATTAAGCCACCGGGAAGCAGCTTTAACGTCGGATGAGTATCCTAAATAAAATTAGAATGGCTGGTACAGCGTTAGGCAATTACGCAACTAACCCTGAAACTGCAAAATCTCTTGCTCAAAGAATTGCGTTAGATACAGCAATTGGTACAGCTGGTTCTCAATTGATTCCTCGCATCCAAGGTATGCCGCCACAGCCTCTAGCAGCCTCTATAGGAAACGCTGCGCTAGGGGCTGCTCTGAATGCACCTGTAGCTGGAGCAGCCGCTGCAATGGGCGTTCATCCGCAAATCGCTGGCCTTGCTGGAGCGCTTACATCTGCTGCAGGAATGACAGCATTTTCAAATATGCAGCAACCTTCTAGAAACATTGATCCTGAAATTAACGACGCTGATCACACTCATCTTAATGAGTACATGCAACTTCAACAATTCCATGCTGGGTTAGAGCAACAAAGATATAACAACGAGATTATGCTGGCTAAAGCTAAAAATTACCATTCTCCTACTACCACTGTTGTACACAAAAACCCAAGCGCAGAGCTTGAAAGTGTGCGACAAATGTTGATGCCTGACGTTACTTACGGTTAAAAGTGAGTAATAAAAATGAACCCAAACACAAATACAAATTATTTAACAAACAGCCTATCTAAAGCAAAAGAATTTTTGCAGTTAGCTTCGACTGCAGTAAGAGAAAATATTAACCAATCTCGTTATGGCACGTACATGTCTGCTGCTGGCCCAGCAGTAAACGCACGTAACATTCCTAAGTCACCAGCAGATTTTCCTGATACTGCTGCAACAGTTGTTAGTGATTTATTGACTGACCAAACTCGGCGCCAGGTTTGGAAAACTACAAACCCTTTCAGGATGGCCGGAGAAATTGGAACTAAAGTCGCTGCTGCTGCTGGCATGGATCCAGTCACTGGAGCAGCCGTTGCACTTGGCACTCCGATTGTCCTGGCAACACTTGGTAATCGTTACGGCAGCATCCAAGAAGGATTGCGTCCTAAAGGGTATAAATCTGTTATCCCTGTTTCCAAAGAAGAAGATCCAAGCGGACGTAAGTCCATGTCTCCGATAGCAGAAGCTGCTTTGCGATTTGGTCTTGGCCAAACCAGCCAGATTTTACCCTGGCAAGATTTTAAACAAGAACGCCCAGATATTGCACCTTCTACCTACGCCAATTACAGAAGGTATGAACACAGTAAACCTGAACCAGGAAAACTTGCAAGCATTGACCCAGAAACTGGATCGTTTACTACAGCAGGAGGACTTGTGCGCGGCACAGCACGCGGATTGAATGATCCAGAAATCCGCATTAAAGGTTTTCCAATTACGCTAAGTAGTGCTCTTGGAACAGCAGCTGGATTAGCCGCTACAGGTTTGGCATACAACGCACTGCCAACTGGCATGAAAACTGCACGTTCAGTAACTGATCCGTTTGGCTCAATTAAAAAGCAAGTAGATAAAACAACAGGTGAAATCAGTATGAGTTTACCTAAAAATTATTACCCTTCTACTGCCACAACTGCAGGAGTCCTTGCCGCTGGTGTAGGAACTGCAGCGTTAGTGTCGCATATAGCTAAAAAAACTTTGCAGAAAGCTGCTGATAACAGGCTCAAAAAAGATGACCCTGTAGAATACCTAAAGCACAAACATGGTTCCTTAGAGCAAGCCAGCAATGCTTTAGGTCAACCAGATGTTAACAGCTGGCAACAATTAGTACCTTACGCAACATAATGGCATACGACGATCTAAGTAAAAATTTTGGGTACGGTTCTAATCCCAGCCCTAGTTTCTTTACTCCATCAAACGATGCGTTTGATGCCTCTAAAGCTTGGGGACCCGATTCAAATTGGTCGGCTTCAAATTACGATTGGAGCGATAAAAACACTAATAATCCAGACTTTACAAGTATGTTAAAGTCTCAAGCTTTTGGAGAAAATCCTACAGCACGTGACAAATATAATTTTGGTCTTGAGTTAGCAAAAGCTATTCCTAAAGCGATTTCTGCATTTGGTGGACAACCAGGAAGTTATAGGTCTAGCTATGGAAATCAACAAAGAGGATATGGAAGTGGATCTTCAGATGAAGGTGAACTTAGTTCCAATAACGGAACAGTAAGAAAAGCGGGAGAATTAACATTTGTAACTCCTCCAACACCGCAGTATGTTACCACTCCAGGAGAGCAAGGTCTCGGAAGCAAGTTACTTGGAGCTGCTGCTCCGTTTGCTTCGTTAATACCTGGAGTAGGTGTGCCTATTAGCATGGGTTTAGGTGCTCTTAGCCGAGTAGTTTGATAAAAGTATTCACACTAAAATGTAATCAATAGGATTTTTCATTATGTGGCCAGTAGCGTTAGGTAGTGCTGCTTTAGGTGGGTTGACTGGTGGTTTAACTGCTTATCAACAGAGTGGTGGAGATTTAGGTAAGACCCTTGGAGCTACTGCCATTGGCGCTGGTTTAGGAGCGTTTTCACCTGCAGCTTTCCGGATGGCTGGCCAAGCTTTAGCAAATAGAGGTCTGTTAACTACAGCCGCAGGAGGAGCAACTGCTGGTCTTGGTGCACTAGGTTTGGCCGGTAAGTTTGGTTTACCTGCTGTTGTTTCAGAACAAGCTGCCAGGACCGCTTTAGGAAATGTAGGTAAACTTGGTGCTAGTTTTGCAATTCCTGCTGCAGCAGCTGCTGCTGCTGGTGTTCCAGGTCAAATTCTCAGAGGAGGCGCAGGAGCTGGTGCTGCTGTCGGTGTGCCAGGCTTAGCCCCAGATCGGTTAGAGCAGTTTAACCCTGGTGCCGCACTTTCCCCTGAAATTGCAAACGCAAATCGTCCTTATCCTTTTGTTGACGTTACTAACCCTGTTGGGCCTATGGGTACTACCCGTACAGCTGCAATGTTAGATAACGATGTACAAGTTAGAAATATGTTGGCAATGGCTAATGCTCAATATCCTATTATGAGCCAAGCCAAAAAAGACGAAATGGCTCGCCAACTGGCAGCGGCCCAAATTCGCGCTAACATCGGCATCAACGCTGAAGCAATGCTTGGCGGCCTTAGAACTTCTCAAACCATGGGCATTAATGCTGCTAACCAAATGGGTAATGCACTTGCTCAACAATATCAATACGGTTGATCTTAAACTGATAACATCACAACATTACCAACATGGCAAATTCGCAACGTATTAATAGTTGGGGTAGTTATCCAGATCTTAACGCTTTAAGCAGTTACGTAAACAAATTTAATCCTTATTCTTCCGAAGACTATTCGCCAACTTTTCCCGGTTATTCTCCTGCAGTTCCTTCTTATGTTTCTGCGCAAACCTCTTCTCCAATTCCTGAAGGATTAGACGAACAGCAACGAAGGCAGTTAGAATTTTTTCGAGCGCAGATACCTTATACCGTAGATGCTGCTAATCAATTAGCCCAAAATCAATCTAAGCTAAATTTAGAGCAGATGGCTGCAAGCTATCCTCTTATAAGTCAAGCAGCTGAAGAAGCGTCGCGGCGCAGTATTGCTGGGACAAAAGAAGTCAGCTATTTTAAAGATTTTCTTCCTACAGCTAAACAAGGTCGAATGCTTGCAGGCAGCTCTGCTTTTTCTCAAGAAGCACAAGCCATGGCTGCACAACAAGATGCTGCTTCTCGACTTGCGTCCGTAAACTTTTTGCGTAAATATGCAGGGTAATTTTACGTAACCAGTTTTGCGTTTATACTAGTAACTAAGGAAATTTAAACAATGGCGACGACACCTATTCAAGTACCTACTCAGTCATTTGCTAGTCAGCTTGCGTTTGATCAAATTGCAAAAGCACAAGCAGATCAAAATGCTCTAGCAGGAGCACAATTGGATTTAATCCAAAATGAGTTTAGTACGACTCAAGATATTCGCGCCACGCAAGCAACTGCAGCAGAAAATAGATTAGGCACAGCAGCTACTGGTGTACAAACAAGAGCAAATTTAGAAGCTGGCGGAATACAAGATCGTTTAAATATTGGTGCACAATTACAATCAAATCTTGCTTTAGGTGCGCAAAATATTGAAGGACAGCAAAGATTTGCACAAGTTCAAGGACAAGAAACAAGAGCAACAACAGTTACTGCTGGTGAACAACAGCGACTTGCTTTAATACAAGAAGGTTATAACGCTCAGCAAGTTGCACAAATTCAAGCATTAACAGCACAAGGAGTTGCAGAAACTCAAGCTAAAGCGCAAGTCGGAGTCGCAGCAACTCAAGCAGGAGCACAGCTTGGTTCCGCGCAAATTACTGCCGGAGCGCAACTTGGGACTGCACAAATCCAAGGTTTATCAGCGCAACAAGTCGCAACAATTCAAGGATTAACAGCAAAAGACACTGCAGCAATTCAAGGTTTATCTGCTGCACAGGTTGCACAAATCCAAGCTGGAGGGGCTGTTGGAGTAGCACAAACTCAAGGTTTGTCACAGCAGCAAGTTGCATTGATTCAAGGGTTATCGGCGCAACAGCTTCAAGTAGTTCAAAATCAAGGAGCGCTTGCACAGATCCAAGCTCAAGGACAATCAGCACAGCAAATCGCACAAATTGGAGCTGGGGCACAGCTTGGAGCAGCGCAAGCTCAGGCTGGAGCGCAACTCGGAGCTGCACAAGCGCAAGCCGGAGCACAGCTTGGAGCCGCACAAATTGCAGGACAATCAGCAGCACAAGTTGCACAAACTCAAGCTGGAGCACAGTTAGGAACTGCTCAGATTCAAGGTCAATCTGCTATTGGGGTTGCTCAAGCTCAAGGTTTATCGGCACAACAAGTTGCTCAAATCCAAGGATTATCGCAAAAAGAAATAGCAGCAGTTCAAGGTTTATCAGCACAGCAAGTTGCACAAATTCAAGGCGCATCAAGCGTAGCTGCTGTTCAAGCACAAGGTTTATCAGCACAGCAAGTTGCAACAATTCAAGGGTTATCACAACAACAACTTCAAGTAATCCAGAATCAAGGAGCACTTGCGCAAATTCAGGCCCAAGGGCAGTCAGCACAGAACGTCGCGCAAACGCAAGCAGGAGCACAACTTGGATCTGCGCAAATTGCAGGACAGTCAGCATCACAAGTTGCACAAACCCAAGCCGGGGCCCAGCTCGCATCTGCACAAGTTGGAGCTGGAGCGCAACTAGGAACTGCACAAATCCAGGGGCAGTCCCAAATTGCGTCTGTAAAAGCGCAAGCTGAAGGTCAAATAGGTGTTACAAGAGCAGCTGGAGAAGAAAGCCGCCTCACGTCTGCTCAAGATATTGCGCTAACTGGAGGCCAACAAAGGTTAACTGCGCAAACTACAGGCGAGCAAGAACGCCTTACTCAAGCACAAGGTTTAACTTTAGGAGGCCAACAATCAAGATTAACTGCAGCAACTACTGGTGAACAACAACGTCTTGCTATTGGCGAGACTGGACAACAAGAACGATTAACTGCAGCCACTACTGGTGAGCAACAACGACTCGGAATTGGCGCATCTGGTGAACAGCAACGTCTTGCTATTGGCGCAACCGGTCAACAAGAACGCCAAACAGCACAAACCACTGGTGAGCAGCAACGCCTCTCTATTGGTGCAACTGGAGAACAAGAAAGACTGTCGTCTCAAACCGCAGGCGAGCAAGCTCGTTTAACACAAGAACAAGGAATTACTTTAGGTGGTGCGCAAAAAATTAAAGAAATTAATACGCAATCTGAACAGGAACGTAAAACTTTCCTTCAAAAATATACACAAGATAATTATGTTGCACAACGTAATCGCGATTGGTCAAAAGACGCTTACCGAGTATGAAAACCTGGATTAGTCAACTAACAGAAAAAGATAAAGAATCTTTTATTACTTTTTGTAAGCAAACTTCTTCTCCAATTCAAATGTATTTGTATTCCCGATTTCTCGGGTTTACAGGTTCAATTGTTGAATGTGGTGAATGGGCCGCTTCAGAATTTAAAAAAAGGAATTTTAATGCAATTCTAGAAATGGAAATTGATGCTATGCAGCAAGATATTGCAAAATTACGAGAAGCAATTGATCTTGGTTTAGTTAAACAAGATATGGGAACTGCTCGTATTGCAATGTTGCAAAAAGAATTGCGCGGCTCAATTAAACAATTAACTGATGAAAAACTTTTAACAGATAAACAAGGTTTAATTCTTGCTGGCGCTGATCGGGCTTTGCGTGAAATGCTTTTAATTTTCCGTGATGACACAATTGAAGGTCCGCTTCAGGAAGCTTCAATGGCAGTATGGACAAAAATTCTTCAAGAAGAATCTTAAAGTTTAGTACCCTAAGCTGAGGGGACATTACCCCCGCTGGGGCACACCTAAAATAAGTGGCAGGCACATCACTGTATTCGGTTTATCGAAGAACTGCACGTGCTGCAGCAAAACAACAAGTTGTTAAAAAAACAAGTTCAATTGACATTGATCGTGCAAGAACAGATTTTGGTTATTTTTGTGATGTTGTAGGAGATAAACCTCCTGCAGCTCACCACAAAGATTGGCACCGTTATCTTTGCACTGGAGAAGATACCGAATGTCTGGTCGGCATTGGTGGTCCCAATATGGACATCCTTGCTCCCAGAGGTTCGGCAAAATCAACAATCCTTGGTTTGTATACTGCTTGGGCAATTGGTAATCATGCAGTAGCAAAAAAACCATTAAAAATCCTGTACATTTCTTATACAGTTGATGTTGCTAGACCTAAAAGCGCAGCAATTAAACGCATCATTGAAGAAAGTAAATTATATAGAGAAATTTTTCCTACTGTAAAAATTGCCAAAGGTATTAACTCTAACGAATACTGGAGCATTGATTGGAAATTCGCAGGAATTAAATCAACCGGTGAAGAAGAATTTACTGTATGTTGTGCAGGATTAAAAGGTGCAGTTACATCTAAACGTAGCCATTTGTGTATAATTGACGACTGTATTAAATCAAGCGACGATATTAAAAATAGAGACATTCGTCAAATGATGGAAGATAACTGGAGCTCAGTTATTGTTCCTACTATGTTTGAAGGAGGTCGGGCTATTTGTCTTGGAACTCGTTTTAGGCACGATGATATTCACAGCACTACTTTTAATCCTTCACACGATTGGGTGCAAATTGTTCAATCAGCAATTACCATTAACAATGACGGAGATGAGGTTTCGTATTGGCCGGAAATGTGGTCGCTTGAATATCTTCAAGACCGTCGCCGTCAAGCTCCTATTAGTTTTAGTTTTCAATATCAAAATCAAATTGTACAAACAAGTGAGCTATCAATCTCACCAGATTTAATTGTTAAGGGTTCAGTACCTACTGACTTCGATGCTCTTGGTATTGGTGTCGATCTTTCTGCAGGTATAAAAGAAAGAAATGATTACACTGTCATGGTTTTAGGAGGTAGAGCTGGAAATAAAATTCACATTATTGATTGCAAACGAATCAGAATTATGGGTAATCTGGAAAAATTAGAATCTCTAATGGAAATGTGTTACGAATGGGGAATAGTTCACAAAGATGGCAGCCAATATTACCCTAGCGGAAGCAGCATCGATATTTGGTCTGAAGCAGTTGCTTACCAAGCGTCCTTGGAAGCAGATTTTAAACGCATCTGCCAGGGTGAACACGGTCTCTACAATTTAAATTGGCATCCTGTCAAAGGTTTTCGTGGCGATAAAGTTGCCAGGTTTAGAGGCATTATGGGATTGTTTGAACAACGCAAACTTGTATTTAACAAGTACCGGAAGTTCCAAGCTTTGACTGATGAGATTGTGAACTTTGGAGTAAGCTCGCACGACGATTGTGTCGATGCCCTCGTTTGGCTCTGTAATGGTTTAATGACCAGGGGTAAATTAGAATTGGAATATTAAGAGTAAAGTATTCTGGATCTACACTGATAAAACCATTTAACAATGTCTACCTGCTATTACGTTATTGAATTAGATCAAGATTCCTACGGTTCTGCCGTTATTCCTCTGCCTGACGAATTGTGCCACGACATGGGGCTTGTCCCAGGCGAACGGTTTGACGTTGAAGTGGAAGATGACGTGATTACGCTCAAAAGGCTGCACGTTGGGTCTGAACCTAAGGCATAATAGTTAAAGCACATCCCCGAGCATGTCCGAAAACAAAACCATCCTGAACGATTTCATTAAGTCAATCGTCAACAGAGATTCTGACGGTGGTGCTGACACCATGCTTTTAAATGCCCATCTATCTCAAATGAAGATGTTTGGGATTCGGCAAGGTGTTGAGTTCTACCCTAATCAAGATAATTTTGGAACTCAAAGATTTGATTTTATTCAGCAAGTTATTAAGTTTAATAAATTAGATGCACGACTTGATTCAATGTGGGATAGGTTTTTATCTTACGGAAAAGGTTTATTTTATATTCGGCCTACTAAAAAAACTTACAGATTGTACTGGTTTGATAAGGATTTTTACCGTACCTATTACACTACTGAAGGTGAATTAGAAGAAGTAATTATTATTTATTCTTATAAAGTTAAAGCTAGTCGTGGTTTTTCTGGAGTAGGTCTTTCTACAGATAAAAGATATATGCGTTTACGCATTACTCCTGAAACAATTGAAGAATGTCACAGCGAACAAGAACTATCTTTTGACACTCCAATTGAATTTGCAACTATAGGTAACACTACTACTTCAGTAAATACCATGGAATTTATTCCGTGCGTTGAAGTATTTAACAACCCTGATGCTTTTGGAACTGATGGACATGGGGAGTTTGAATGGCTTTCTAACCAAATCATTGCTCACGATGAGATGGTTAAAAACATCAGAGCAAACCTTTCTTTCTTTGGCAACCCAACGTTGCTTTCGTCCCGTCCAAAACAAGACATTATTGAAAAAACTGACGGTGATATTTCACAACGTCCCAGCATTTCTAGTCAATCTGGTTTCCAATCAGAATTTAGTTTGTCCAGCTCTACGTATAAGTCAGATAACGTAACGCGACAAAACCCTGGATACTACGGAAAACCAGGAAGCGGCATGCGGGTCCCAAGGGTTATTGCCAACCTGGAGCCAACAGATCGTGTTGGTTTTATTACTCCTAATGCAATTAGTGCAGATCAAGCTAGATATGCCGAACAACTTCGCAGTGAAATTCGACTTGCTTTAGGTGGTATTGATGATCTCAGTATTACAAACGTAACTGCTACAGAAATTAAATCAGCTTACGGAAGAGTAAGTGCAACTGCTAAAAAGAAATGTTTGCAGTTGTACACCTACGGTATTTGCAAATGCCTTGAATTAATGATCTTTCAGGAAGAACAAATTTTCCGAAAATCACTTGCTTTTACTTTAGGAATTAAATATCCTGTTGCTCCTGAAGATCCTAATGATACTGTTTTATTGGCAAAATTTGACAAGCAAAAAGCACAATATGAAAAGAAACTTCAACAAGCAATTGATGAAGCAGTTGAAACAAAAACAGTACCTGTTGGGGTTCTTGGCCTAGCACCTGATGGGGACAGAACTGTTGCTTGGCGCTGGATGGGTCCTGTGTATGAAGATACAACTCAAGACAAATTAAACCAATCTATTTTTACGCGAAACTTACAGGAGTTAGGTGTTGATAGCATAGAAGCACTGAAGTACTTGTTCCCTTCAAAAACGGACGACGAAGTTGCGGGCATGCTCTCGGGATTTCCTTTCCGTATGGTGGGAGAAGTACAGAGGGCAATGTCCACATTTATTGATCTCGTAAATCAAGAAATGAGGACACCGCATCCACAGCAACCAAACATGCCGATGGCTGCGGATCCGAGACTTGATCTCACACCCTTCCTTTACCGAACACTCGAAAGCCTACAAAAAGAGGTAACCTATGCAGGCCGATACCGCAATGCCGATCCAATCAGCACCCCAAGTATCCCAGACCCAGCCGATCAGCTACGCGGCTCCAGTAATGCAACAGACGGCGGCTCAGGCTCCGGCGGTATCGACAACCCCGCAATGGGTGTCCCAGTATCAGCAGGTATCGGCCCCAGCCCCGCAAATGCAGGCCCAGATGGGGGTCCAGCAACCCCAGTACAGCCCTACAGCGTCGTACCCCCAGGCTTACCAGGCAGCCCCACAAGCTCCCCAATCGGAGAACCCTTACAAGGAGGCGTTCAACCGGGTAGTAGGGCTCCTGAGTTCGCCCGTCCAATTCCCCTTCCAGGGTCAACAGTCGATCGCGACTCAACAAACCGTACCGGCCAACTACAGTTCCCCGGTGGCACCGGCCCAGTACGGCAACCAGGGGATGCCGACCTATACGCCTGGGAACAGCAGCAACCAGGCCTACTACAACAACTCTTCCCCAACTTCACAAGAAATTACAACCCGCCAGCTCCAAGCAAACGGGGTAAGTGATGCCAGCCTGCAAGTTATTGATTATTTCGGCGCTGACTGCCCGACTATCCTCAATAGCTACGCTTGTAAAGTTGAAGACGCTTTAATCACAACAAACGCTCAATTGAATCAAGCAGTGGCGCTGCTTCAAGAAATGTCTCAAGAGCATCGCGCTTACGAGACGATCTTGACAGATCCTGACGTTCTTGCTGATTACACTTGCGAGTATTTTGGTCCTAACGGTCCTTACCCGATTCCTGACGAAGCTCCTGTTTACGGTACACAAGTTGGTCAACAATTTGTTCGTCCTGCCGCAGTTGCTCCTCAGCGTCCCGAAATGCCTGCTCCTCCTCAGCCCCAGTCCTACGGAAATCCCGGAGACTTCTGGAACAGCTTTGGTGCCTTGTCCGATCGGGATCCCGTCAATGCCTGGCGCTACCTGAATCAAGCTCAATCCAATCCTGACGTGTTCCGCCAGAAACTTCTGGTCATGGAGTGATACTCGGAAAACTGATAAACTACGTTTATTAGAAAAACAAGTAAATGTAGAATGGGAGGTAGCAATGGCTGCCTCCCTTTTTATTTGTTAACATGGCCGTACTAGATAAAGTAGGTGCATTTCTTTCTCAGCTTGGTGCAGAAGCTGCCCCAATTGCAAAACAAATTGGAACTAATGTCTTGGGATTAAGACAGAATATTAATCCAATGTTTAACAAAATTAATACAGCTGCGCAAACTCTTGGTGCAAATGTTGCTCGTCCTGGTGCAACAGCTATGGGACAAATTAGCAATCAATTAGCTAATTTAAATTACATCAATCCAGCTGTACAAATGCAATCAAGTGGAGCAAGCCTAAACAATTTAAATCCTCAACAATTAGCAATGCTTGGTTATGGAGTTGCTGGTTTAGGCGGCGGCGTTACTGCAGGAACTGCAGCTGCAATTTTAGCAAATAAGAAAAAACGTAAAGCAGGACAATATTTAGCTGCTCAGAACGGATTAACAATGGACGAAGATGTTCCAATTGTGTACGGATAGATTGAGACTAGAATAATGAGCAAAGCGTACAACTACTTTTAAAGCAGGAATCAAACATGGCAGCACCATCAAATGTAGGCGCCAGGGCCCAGCAATTTATTCTGCAAGTCGGAACTGGCGGTGGTGCTGTAGGTGCCATGGCTTCTCCCAAACTTGTTGGTTTTGGTGCTGGCAACCTTCGCGAACAGCTTACTGCTGGTAATACAGATATTTACGCAGCACAACGTTCAGGTGCAATGGCTCCAGTAATTGGTTCTCCTTCAGGACAATCAAATACAAGTGCACCAATGCCGGCTAACTTAGATTCTTCTTATTTGCACCTTGATATTGCAGGTTCTCCACTTCCTAGATTTGGTTTGTTAACTGCTCAAAACACTCGTGCAGCTCAAGCTACACAAGACAACATCACAGCAATGGATCAATATATGTACATGCGAGGCCTAAATACCGCAATGCCACTTCCTTTAAATCCTAGTCAAGTAGTACCAGTTGTTGGAGCGCCTGCTTCCGGTCAACAAGCTGCCGCTGCCAATGTTAACAGGCCACGTTGATCTATAATAAAACAACAAGATTAAATTTTATTTATAAATACAAGAACCATGAATTCTGCTAAAGCCAAACAAGCCAAAAATAAAGCTACCAAAGCAAAAGCAGCTCGCAATTCTGAGCGTAGTAACGCCCAACAACAGCAAGCTGCTGCCGATCAAATTGCTTCAATGCAAGGCAAATTGCCAGGCACAGGAATCAACCCTGAAATTCAAGCGCAGCAGATTGCGATGCAAAATCAAACTCAAACTTTTAACCCTTACCACGCAATGGGAATGGTGTCTCCCAACACGTACAACCCAGGAAATATGATTGATGGTGAAAGATGGTCTCACGGTACAGATTGAAAAGTTAATAACCGCTGTAAGTAAGTTGTTGTTATAATTATTATCAGTGGAACACATGTTCCATGTGCATAGAGGATTTTTTCCTCTGGTGTCAGCTAACTTCTATACGCTGAGTAACCCACATGTTCATTGATAATGATTTTCCAAAGCTGCTTGGCGCCGAACTCTATCGGCCCCACCCGGCTTATATCGTGGAAATGGCGGCCGAGCCCGTCGTGGTCCATGATTTTACCAAGCAACCTGGCCAAACTGTTCAGTTAGATCGCTACCGTTTCTGGGGCAATCCTGGTACGAAGACTAGCCGCGAGCGTACACAAGATCAAACGATCGGTACTGCAAGCAGCCGAGCAATCGTCAAGGATAAGGTTCTGGTGTCTCTGCGTGAGTACACCGGTCCTGCTGACCCGAGCAACGCTAACTCGCCGAGCACCTTCAAGATTGCTCGCGAAACACTGATGACGGCTCAGCGCTTGCTGCTGGACACAGGGAACCTTAATATGTTCCACCAGTCCATCGGTTCGCTGACCCTGCTCGATGATTATCGCCGTTGGAGGGACCGGGTGTTCCTTGATGAGATGGCGAAATCGGAGACTCGCGGTGCTTCTGGCGATACCCAAGGTGGTTACTACTACCCCAACGGTAAAACCCGTACTAACTCGACCACGCTTTCTGCTTATACCGCCACCGAATTTGCTTCGGAGCGTTACAAGTTCAACGTTAAGACTGACCTTCTGGAAGTTGTTCGGCAACTCCGTAAGCGCAACGTCCCCGTCTTCCAAGATGGTTACTACCGTTGTATTGCTGATCCCTCGTTCATGCGCGACCTTCGTGCTGACCAAGGTTTCCGCGAAGTTGCTCGTTACCCTGGCATGGGCCAAGGCAACCCGCTTATGGGTTCTGCAGGTCCCAACAGCGCACTGTATGGCGGCGGTCAGTATGGCCAAGCCATGTTTGTTGCTGGCGAACCCGTGATGCCGACTGGATTTGTGTTTGAAGGCGTGCGATTCTTTGAGTCCACCAACTTTGCTGCTAAGTCCATTACTTCCAACATTGGCGGTAGCGGTGGCAGCATTTCTCACGTCACTCCTCCCGGTCTGTTCTTCGGTCCTCAGGCAGTTGGCGTCGGTATTGGTGGTCCCAATGCTCAAGTCCTCATCAACAACAATGATGATTTCAGTCGCTTTATCATTCTGATTTGGCAACTTTACGCTGGTTTTGCCAACCTGAACAAAGACTTTATTACGTCTGCGTTCACCATCATCTCTGACGCTACTGATTGAGGAGGAACCTAAAAAATGGCTGTTTACAAATCAGATCCAAAACCCGGTGCACTTCTGTATCCCGGTGCCCAGATCAATCGTCTTTCTTCTTTCAACTCTGAGTCTGTCTTTGGTTGGCCCGGTATCGCTGCTTACGAGCTTATTGGCTACGTAGCCGTTAGCAACGCAAGTGGTGCTGCTGCCAGCTTCAAAGGCTTGGATTTGATTATCCCCTCTCCCGATCGCCGTACTGACGACCGTGTTCGTGATAACATCGCGACAATGGTTGTTCCTGGTTCTAGCACAATTCCCTCTTACGTCTACGGCGCCTCAATCGCTGTGGCTAAGGATCTTCCCGCTGGTACTGTAGCCGATCCTCTTCCCGGCTTCCCAGCTGCTCCGGTAACTGCTGACTTGAAGACCACCAACGCTTCAGACATTCTGATGTTTGGTCCTACTTCCAGCGGCAACCCTGTCGGCATCCCTGCCTCTCAGGTAAGCGGTGTTAACATTGCCAGCTCTTGGCTGACCGCCTCCAGCAACACAATTGCTCAAGGCTCTTCGGCTACTTCTGGTGGCGGCACGACTACAGGTTATCTGCCCTTCACAAACGCAGTAACCGGTACCATTGTTTCTGGCGATTTTGCCAACTCCATGATGTATCGGCTTACCGCAAATACCACTTTCCGTGTTACCACAGTCACTGGTCTTACCAGTTCCACCCAAACAGGTGCTGGTGTCTACATCTCTGATGCAGATATTACTGCTGGTAAAAAAGCCTACATCCTTGCACGGGTGAACTACATCCAAGCTGCTCCGGCTGTGTCTTGGAATGACATCCAAACCTTTATCGATTTTGCTTCCCAAGTTGGCGGCGACGATAGCTGATATTGATTCTTTCAATATTGTAATTAGCGGGTCCTTGTGGCCCGCTTTTTATTGGTTTTGCTTTTTTAGGTAAAGGTTGGTATTGTAGCTGTAGTTATTTGCTGTTCGGAAATGCTGTATAGGTACAAACCAACTGGTGCCCTTCTTGAAGTTGTCTCTATGCATGGAGAAGGAATTCTCATGTGTGTAGACGCCCAAGATGAAGTCTTCTTTGTTGAAGAAGAAGATTTAATTCCGCATTTAGATGCCACAGCAGAAAAACTTCAAACTCAAGAACGTCTTTCCGCACAGCTAAAACAAGAAGGTGTAAATCCTGCTATCCCAACAAACAAAGAAACATTTCCTCTCGATAATCGCCTGAACGTAAACACAGCCAGTGCGCGGCAAATTGCTGACGTTCTTCCTGGCGTCGGTCTTAAAACTGCGCGTGACATTAAAGATTTGCAGCTTTCTATGTCGGGTGAAAAATTTACTAAACTTGAACAACTGCGTTCTATTAAACGTGTAGATTGGGATGAAATTATTTCAGAAAATCTGGTAAGAGTCGAATAACAGCATAAATTTCATACGTGTAGAATGACTAAAGTGCATAAAACATTGTGCACTACTTCGTTTGCCGTTGTTAAGTAATGCAACTTGACACTTTCCTCCAGTCGAAAGTTCGCTGGCACTTGGGATACAACACCACATCGATCCCTGCTGGCGACCTTGCTCGACTGGAAGAAGCGGTAAACAACATTCCAGATTCGTTCTGGTATAGCAAGATTGTTGAACAGGTAAGTCGGTGTGATTATGCTGAAAAGCAAACCGACATGACAGGCTCCGTAAATAATTTTAGTGTTCCTAAAAATCGCCTTGAAAACATTGCAGGGGATGTTTCGCGTACGATTTCAACGTCAGATTTTAAGGAAACTCTAAAAACCTGGACACAAATCTATCTATACGAGACGGATCGATTAGCTCTCCATCTCTATGTTCCCAATTACAGAAATCCAGAACAAGCAAGGTATCGATTCGATCGCGAAGGCTCTGAATTTATTCAGGCCCTTCCCGGTCCTGCTGACGTTGCTGTTGGCACTCGTCTTATGTTCGAAACCAGCTTCCGTTGACGCTAAAGAACACAGTAAAGCAATGTCTCCTCTGAACGCTCAACAAATTGCAGCTCTCCTTCAAAAACAAGGAGTTGCAAAAGAAAAAATTCCAACAATGACGGCTATTGCGCTAGCAGAGTCTAGTGGCCGTTCGCAAGCATTTAACCCAAATAGTCAAACTGGCGACCGCTCTTACGGTTTATTTCAAGTTAACATGCACGGCGGCCTTGGCCCTGCTCGCATGAAAGAATTTGGATTAAAAGACGAAAAAGATCTTTTCAATCCAGAAACAAATGTTAGAGCGGCAAATCAAATTTTAAACAGCCAAGGTCTAGGTGCATGGTCTGTTTACAAAGGTGGACAGTACAAGCAATTCTTACCAGAAGCGCAAAGAGCCATGTCTTCTTTAGGCACGGCTTCAACCACACCAACGCAAGCTGCACAACAAACATCTCCTACTACTTCTGCTAATCCCAATCAACAAAATACTTCAGGAAACACTTATAACATTCACGTTGATTCCGATAATTTAGACCAAGCACGTACATTTCTATCTGATTTTCTTCCTAAAATAACTGGACAAGCAATTGCTACAAAATCTGGATTTGACACAAATAAAGGATTGGCAGACTTGTGGGACGCCGCTTTCACAAACACTAATTACGCTTAAAGGAGATTTGCAATGGCAGGAATCAACATTGTTGACTTTGGAAAAGCAGCCCAACAATATGGTTGGGTTGTAGGAGAAAATCCTGCCTTTGGTACGGGGCGTGTAGGAAAACACGCTCCAAACTCTCATCATTATTATGGAGAAGCAGTTGACATTACTGCTCCAACAAATGTTGATGTAGCTCCTGCCTATGCTGGAGGTAAACCCATTCCTTGGCAACAAAGAACTGGTGAGCTTAAATATAGGCTTGCCAAACTTGGTAAGTTAACAGAGCTTCTTGGTCCTGGCGATTCTGGACATTCCACCCATGTTCATGCTGCTTTAAAGGATACTGCTGATTTAACTCCTCAACAATTAGAATGGGCTTTTACAGGAAGAACAAAAGACGCTAGTGGAAAATTGACTGACATTATGCCTGGAAGTCAAACTAGTAATCAATCTGCAGTTCCTTTAGCAAATATTTCTACCTTACCAGCAAATTCTAAAGATGTTTTTAACATTTACATAGGAAAAAAGAAAGCAGATGAATCAGATTTAGCATCAGATAGCTTTTTATCTAATTATCTGAGTAACATGTTGTCAAACCCATCGCAACAAAATTCTAATCAAATGCTTTCTGCTCTTACTAAAGCAGCTAATCAAACTACTGAATACGCCTAATGAGGACTCTAGGTAGTTTTAATCGTCTAGTCAATTTACAAAATCATTCCGACGATCACAATGCGCCAGCAATGCCTAGAGTTGCTCGACCTCAATTTCCTAGAATTTCAGAAGATGTAAACAATCCGTCTAATGCAGATAAATTTGCATCAGGCCGAAGAAAGCCTGGCGGCGAACGTGTTAGCCGTTTTGCTGGATCGGCCCTAGGTGTTGATCCTGTCGAAAGTCAGCAAATGCAAAACCAAGGAGTAACCTTTTCTTCTGGCACGCCGTCAGCAACTACCTCAAGCTCAATGGGGATTGCTGAATTGCGAGCCCTTAACAGCTAAAACAAATAGTACTTAAAGTAGAATAAGTACAACTTTAAACCTCGATAGATATACAGTTTTTGAAGTTATGAATTATTCTTCAACTGATCAAGAACGTGCTCAAACCGGTTCCACTGCCCAGCGTGCTGTCCCAGGTTACTTCACTCCGCAAACTCAAAATTCTAGTACTTCTGCTTCGACGGATAACGCTAGGGTAGGCGTTGCCAGAACAGTTTCGCAACCGTCAGCTCCAGTTGACAATTCGCGTGGTGCCAACAGCAGCCGTACGGATCGATCCGATATTAAAACTAATGAAGACGGTGCCGATCGAGAACGAATGGGAAAAAGGCGCGAAGCTTTAAATAAAGCACAAACAGCAAAAAAAGCAGCAAGCAGAGCTGATAGAAAAGAGCGACCTGCTTTTAAAGAAGATAGAAATTCGCAACGTGAAGATTAATTAGCTGTCAAGACAATATAATTTGCGCTACAATAGTACCAAGTAGTTACAGAAGAAACGCGTGTCAAGCTCTGCATCAAACAAAATGCCTGCAATGGTTGACCGCCCGGCAACCGTCAGCACGTTAGTAACTGTAGCTTCAGGTCAAGGCTTTTCTACAAGCTTAATTCCCACAGCAGTTGGTAACGCAACAAAGATTTTTGATGTTGATTCTTCTTTAACAGAAACATCTATTAGTGGCGCTTATATTGATGAAATTTGGCTTCAATACGCCAAAAGAAACCCGCTTTATATTGATGCCCAATCCCCGTCCGCTGGAACCTACTCCCAATCAGGAACCACTCAGACTGTTACGCTAGCAAATCACAACCTTCAAATTGGACAAAAGGTTTATTTAGACGTAACAATTGTTACTGGTAGTGGAGCTGTTGATGAAATTCTTACTGTCACAGCAGTAACTCCTACTACGTTTACAGGAACAAGTTCAGTTTCTGCAACATCTACTGGAAACGTAAGTGTTTATACGCCTATTGATTTATGTTTTTACTTAGTATCTACAAGTTCAGTTTCAAACATTAATCAATTTTTTCCTCTTTTTGTTGTAAGCGTTCCAGCTACGTACGACAATCAGTATTACAGTTTGACTGACAAAAATATCCTTCCTTATATTAACCACCCTGTGGTACAAGCTGGCTCTAATTTTACCAGTGCAACTAGTACAACATCTCCTAAAATGCGTGGTTTGATGCTACAACGAGGGCAAGCTTTATATGCTGCAGTTAGTGGAGTTAACGCATTAACCAACGGATTTTACATTGGAGTTCAAGCTGGTTACTATTGAGCTAAATTGTGGCTTTTGGCAACAATAAAATTAGTAACCAAAATAAGTCTTTTTCCAATGGACTCTTAAAAGGATTTAACAATCCTGGCGAAAACATTAAATTAGAAATAGAAAAATTAGATAATCCTTTTACATTTAAACCTAAAGATTCCAGACTCAAAAGCCAGGTTAGGTTTTATGATCGTGATGCGTTGTGGTCACGTTGGCGACGTGGGTACGAATTATATACAATTTCTCAAAGTGTTTACGGATCATCTGCTAACAACAGAGCACAAGTAGGTGATTACAGAGCATATTGTGCCTTTCAACAATACCCCGGCATTTTTATACCTGCCAGAATTTTCACATATCCAAGCACTCTGGCAGAAACAAAAGAGCATATGGTCGTCATGCGCGACGCCAATGCTTTTAATTTCTATGATTTTGGTTTACCTATACTTGCTGTACGTTATTTAGGAAATTTTTCTACAGTACCTTACAGCCAATCTGGGACTACAATTACTGTTGCTTATTTAAATCATGGGTTACAACTTAATGACAATGTTTACTTATCTTTTTTAAGCGGATTAGGTGTAAGCGCAACATTGCCAATTGTTTCAAAAACAAATGATTCGTTTACATGCACAGCTGCTGCTTCTATTACAACTATTGGAAATGTATCAGTAGCGTTATCTACTACGTTTACTGACACTAGGTGGGTTGAAACACGAGCAAAATTACAATACATTCCTACTCCAGCAAATAACATTGCTGACGAACGTTTTACAGACCGTGTTAGCGAACGTGATCCAGGAGTAGTTTCTACTTACACAAGAATAGTAAGTGATGTAGTAGTAACCTGCACTTCAAATCATGGTTTATTTACTGGAAACAAAATAAATTTTAAACCATCTTCAGGAAATGTTGTTCCTGGTCTGTACACAATTACTGTTACTTCTGCAACTGAATTCACGTTTACAACAATTAATTCAGGAGCAACTACAGGTTCCGCAATTGTCTACAGGTTGATTGAGAAATATAACTATGATGATTATGTTGGGTATACAGTTAAATCAATTGATTCAGCTACTAATGAAATTGTTTTTCAACGTAAAGATAGTTACGGAGCACATGTTGTAAACGATAAAGCAAAAATTACAGTTCCAGCCCAGCGAGGATTTTCTGTTGGAAGATTTTTAACTTCTGAGTTACGTTATCAATGTTCTTGTGCAGATTTTACGCGCAGACAAGGGTACAACCTTTATTCAGAAAACACAAAATCAAGATTTCCGGGCGTACCAATAACTTCAACTAAACCTGGCACGCTTTTAAACAGAGACAATACTATCACAAATAATAGAGAAAGTATTGGTGTTTTTAGCGATTTAGGTTACATTGCCACTACTAATTTTTACGAACTTCCTGATTATGCAGATAAGAAAGAAGATTGCTATACAGAATTAATGTATTATCAGATGCGCTGGTGCAAACACATTTACGCGTCTTTCTTTTCTTTGGTTCACGATGAAGGAAACGAGTTTGTAGATATAGAAGGAAAGTACACACAAACAGCAAGTTCAAATATTGTAATCAATGTTGATAATCATGGATTACAAATTAACACAAAAGTTTCATTAAATTTTACAAGTGGAAATGCTTTAGACGGACAATACATTGTTAACCAAGTTTTAAATGCTAACTCGTTTGTTATTGTTTACCCTTATTCTCAAACAACAAGTGGTTACTGTTCTGTTACCAACATAACCGAACACGATTACATAAAACAATGGTTGCTGGAACCTACAGATCATCCAACCGGCGACGGCTCTGACACTTTTTATAAAAACCTTACTAAAGAAAACGACAGGATTAGACAAAATACAGAACGTACAGCTATGATGAAAATGGGCAAAGCTTGGACTGGCTCAACAACAACATTAGATTTTAATAACCAACCAAAAATAGTTGGTGATTTTACTCCTTCTTTAATTACTTCTTTGTTAATTGATTCAATAATAAGAGACGTAGATGGCAATATAAACAGTGTTGGTATTGTACAAAATACTACACAATGTTTAATTTCTACTATAAGCAAAGCAGTTAATTTAGATCCTTCTCTTTTATTGCTAACTAAATTTGGTTTTCTTGATCAACCTTTAAGCAATTACACTAACAATTATCAATATGGTCAAATTTTTTGCGGGGAGTATTTAAACGGAACTCCTACTGAAAATGAATTAGCTGTAAGCATTATTGATTGTGGAACTTATTCCCCACAAACTCTTCAAGATGTTATTATTGATTGCAGTGTTTACTAATTATTACCATGGCTGAGCAGGTCCTTAATAGGCGTTCTTCATTGTTGTACGATAGGCCACTTCCTGCCCGCTTAGGCGTTGCTGAATTTGGAGTAAATTATAATTCGGGAGATCCTGGTGCATATTTTGCAGATAATACTGCATCACCAAATACAAAACTTATCAAAATTGGACCTACTTTTGTAGGAAGCACGGCTCCCAACTTAACTCCTACTGGGCACGCTTTTTTATCAAAAGGTGAATCATGGTTAGATACTGCCAGTACTTTTATTTTAAAAATCTATGACGGCTCTGCTTGGCAAACAGCAAAAGCAGTTGCAACAATTAGTTCAGGAAAACCAACCAATCCAGTAAATGGTCAGCTGCATTATGACACCGCTTTAACAAAAATGTATATTTACAACACAGCAACTAGTACTTGGTTAGCTACTTAATGGTTTGAAGTTTTAATTAAATAATCTAAAATTCTATCTAACTTATTATGAACTGCTTGCATTTCACGTAAAAAATCTTCTTTTAAAACGTAATCATGCAATACTGTGTTTTTTAGGTTATTTAATTCTGACTCGATAACAGAAAAACGTTGATCAAGCTTTGTTTGAAATGGTTTTGTATTTACCCTAGAAACGCTAAGGGCTCCTGCTGCTCCTGAAAGGGCTGCAACGACAATTTCAGGGCTAAGCATTAGTAAGCATCTATCCACTTACTTTATTTTAAAGGAGTGAATCAACTAAAATAAATTTATTAGAGTTAAGTCATGGCAACGCAAGTACAGTTCCGCAGAGGTACAACAGCTCAAACAGAGGCTTTTACTGGCGCTGTTGCAGAAGTTACTGTAGACACAGAAAAAGACGTTTGTGTTGTTCACGATGGCTCCACTATTGGTGGATTTCCTTTATTAAGGCAAGATGGAACAAACAGTGTTTTTTCTTCTGGGTCTCTTGCTAGTTGCGCATTAAAATTTGCATCTAATTTAGGCACAGGATTGTACAGTCCTTCAGTTGGAACCGTTGCTTTAGTAGCAAACGGTATTGCAGGCCTTACAATAGATACATCAGGATCTGTTACTATTCCTGGAAACACTGTTATTTCAGGATCGTTAACAGTTACAGGCACATTTAATTCTTCAGACACACTTGCTCTTATTATTGCTTTAGGCTGATATGGCTAACGTATTTACAAAAAGCACTAAATCGAGTTTGGCGCAATCTAGTACAGGCACGAACGAAACAAATACATCAACAACATTTGACGTTGTAAACGTTCCTGTTTCTACAACAGTAATTATTCTCAGCATTCTAATTTCAAATAAAATTGGAAGCAGTGCAAACGCTAACGTGTACTTGCTACCCAACGGTGGAACTGGTGTTTACTTTTTAAAAAACGCACCAGTACCTGCAGGCTCTTCTTTGGAAATAGTAGCAGGCAGTAAAATTATTATTAACGCTTCTGACATTGTTCGTTTGAGTTCTGATACTGCTTCTGCTTTAGATGTAACAGTAAGCTATTTACAACAGACTTAATAAAATGGCTTATATAGGAAATACAACGCAAGTTGCTAACAGTTCTTACAGAATTGTTGATGATATTTCTTCAGGATTTAACGGTGTCACTACTTCCTTTGCTTTTAGGGTTTCAGGCACAACACCAATACCCTTCCCTTTAAATCCGCAAAATTGTATTATTTCAGTTAATAATGTCCTGTTAAAACCGGATGTTACCACAGCTGAAGGTTTTTGGTTTTCTGGCGCAAATATTGTTTTTAAAGTTGCACCAACTAGTGGCCATAAATTTTGGGGAGTAATTTTAGCCGGAGCTGATTACGTTACTGCAGGATCTCTTAATCCTGATGGAGTAGCTGTAGCTCCTAGCGTTACATTTTATTCCAGCACCGGCACAGGTTTATTTTTACTTGGCGCCAACACCCTAGGCATTTCCACGGGCGGTGCTCAACGCTTAGCTATTAACGGCAGTGGTGCCATTGGCATTGGTGGCACTAGCTTTGGAACAAGCGGCCAAGTTCTTGCAAGTAACGGTTCTGGAGCAGCCCCGAGTTGGCAAGCACCTCTTACCGGTGCAAGTATTTCAATAGGTGATACATCTGCAGTTGTTTCCGACACTGGTACAGACGGAGCATTTACTGTAACTACAGATGGAAGTGCAAAATTAACTATTAATAATTTTGGTGCTTTTGGTATCGGTGGATCTAGCTTTGGAACAAGTGGTCAGATTTTTACAAGCGGAGGTGCAGGCTCAGCCCCGACTTGGCAAACACCTGCAGTTGTTTCAACTATTTCAGTAGGTAATACAAATGCAACTGTAACTGATACAGGAACTAACGGTACTTTTACGGTAACAACTGAAAACGCAGCAAGATTAACTATTAATAGTAGCGGCGCATTTGGGGTTGGCGGCAATAATTTTGGAACAAGCGGTCAGATACTTACAAGCAATGGTTCAACTGCAGTTCCAAGTTGGCAAGCGGCCCCAGCCGGCGCAAGTATTCTAGTAGGAAATACGTCAGCTACCGTTACAGATACTGGTATAGACGGAGCATTTACTGTTGTTACAGAAGCCAACACAAGATTAATTATCAATAGTTCTGGTGCTTTTGGTCTTGGTGGTAGTAATTTTGGAACAAGTGGACAAGTACTAACAAGTAATGGTTCAACTGCAGTTCCAAGTTGGCAAACTACGACAAACACAAGCATTGCAGTAGGTAACACATCTGCAACTGTAACCGATACTGGAGCAGCTGGTACTTTTACTGTAACTACTGAAGGTGTTTCACGATTAACTGTTAGCAGCACAGGATTAGTTAGCTTAAGCGGAAATTTAGCTGTCACTGGAACTACCACACTTACTGGAATTCCTACGGCACCTACAGCAGATCTTAATACCAACACAACTCAACTTGCTACAACTGCTTTTGTTGCAACCGCAATTTCTTCAAAAGCTAATCTTGCAAGTCCTACATTTACTGGAACTCCTTTAGCGCCTACAGCAATAGCTGGCACTAGCACAACTCAACTTGCTACAACCGCCTTTGTTGCTGCAGCGGATGCTTTAAAAGCTAATCTTGCAAGTCCTACATTTACTGGTTCCGTTACGCTGCCATCAACATCTGTCGTAAGTGGACCCACAGACGTTAGCTCTGTATTTCTTGAAATAAACACTACTACACTAATTTCTGGATATAAAACATTTATAGCTTTTAGTAAAAACAGTGTAAAAAATTGGCAAATAGGTACAGATAACAATGCATCTTCAGACAACAACTTTTTCTTTTATGACGATGTTGTTAATCTTGAAAGAGCAAGAATTAGTTCGTCTGGCTATTTAAAATGCTCCCCTGGTGGAACCTATCAAAACATTACAGGAACTCATCATGAATTCCATTCGCCAACTGGCGTTTCACCGTTACTATTAAGAAATACTGCAACAGCATCTGGCAAATATTGGACTGTTGGACCAAGAGCTACTGATAATACTGTTTATGTTACAAACCAAGATAATACTGGTGTTGCTATGAGCGACGGTGGATTATCTTGGTCAAGTTTTTCTGATGAACGCCTTAAAGATATAATTGAACCAATCAATAATGCGTTAAATAAAATTAGTACATTACGTACTGTTATTGGTAAACTTAAAACTGATCCTGTTGGTACTCGTCGATCTTTTTTAATTGCCCAAGATGTTCAAGCTGTTTTTCCAGAAGCTGTAAATGTACTAGATAGTTCTAGTCAAATGTTGGGAATTGCTTACACTGATTTAATTCCTCTGCTAACTGCTGCACTTAAAGAATCGTTAGTAAGAATTCAAGAACTTGAGTACAAAGTTACTGCTCTTGAGGCAGCTTAAACTGCTTAAAATTAATTGGTTGTGAAATAATACTAGAACCAATAAAATTTATTCCGTGTCCGTATCCATCGATATTACTTCCAAACAAAAAACCTGGTTTAAAAAGCATCCGGTTTCTGCTGATACTTTACCTGAAAATCAAAAAGCCAGGGTGCCTCAAAAACGCATCTACCGTGGCTGCACACCTGTCGGTAAAAAGGATGCGCATACACAGCTTGACATGGGCTCTCTAGGTGTGTGGTGGGTCTTCGATGACCACTGGTTAGGTCTTGTGACGACAGAGCCACCTTACGCTGTAAAAGAGGATTTACGCTATTTAAAAAATTTCCCTTACTTCTGGCAACAAGATAACAATTCAGAAGGGTGGAGACAATGCCAAACCAGTTCGATTGCAATGTGCCTAAAATATTTTGGAATTAAAGGAATTGAAGACGACGTAAAATACCTACATTACGTAGAAAAATACGGAGACACCACTGAGCAATCATCACATCGCAAAGCATTAGAAGAGCTTGGCGTAAAAGCTCGCTTTGTTACTAACTTAGACCCGACAGATATTAAAGATCAAATCAACAAAGGAAAACCTGTGCCTGTAGGCATCCTCCACAAAGGGACACCAGACAGCCCTCGTGGAGGCGGACATTACGTTGTTATCACAGGTTATTCTGATTCGTACTGGTTAGTACAAGATCCATTTGGAGAACTTGATCTGCTTAGCGGCACCTGGGAAAAACAGCTTCCAACTTCAGGTAAGAACCAACACTACTCCTTTAAAAATTTAAATTCCCGCTTGTTTGTTGGAGGTGGAGCAAGTGGTTGGGGATGGTTATTTTAATGGTTGAATACTCGCTGCATAAAATTGCAACAGACATTGAAGATTTTTCTAAAATTCTCTTACATATCCACATTATTGCTTTGCTTATTATCAACGTTACTAGGGTTCCTAAAACAAGTGCCTTTGCTGTTAAAACTTACAGACTCTTAGAAATGATTGCTGGGTTGTTAACCCCACTTGCTAAACGTTAATAATCTGTTATCATTACTGAAGATTTTATTTTTTCCATGACTGACGTCAGTAAGTTCAAGCCTTCCCTTACTCAGCAACTCTCTGGGTTGGAAATCAAGATCCGCGAAACTGAAACTGAACTTCTTAAATTAAAAGAAGGATATTTGAAAGTTTCTGGTGCTCTGGAATTTATTGAAATTGTATTAAAAGAAGAAAAAGAAAATGAATCTTTTTCTGAAGAAACAGCAATTGCTGAAGTTTTGACAGACTGAAGCCAGGTATCGGATTTGAACCGATGGCGTCCGACTTACAAAATCGGCGCTCTACCACTGAGCTAACCTGGCGATGGGAGCGGCGGGACTTGAACCCGCACAGCCGAGGGCTATTGGATTTTAAATCCAATGTGTCTACGAATTCCACCACGCTCCCTTACGGTGCAAGCCTAGCGCATTTGCTAGGTGTGTGCGCCGTATTTTTATGTGAAGATTCATGATGATCTCATGTTTCATTGCGAAAGCGATTTACTAGCTAACCTCATTGTTCTAAATTCAAGTGGAGCACGTAAACGGTTTCGAGAAAGCATTTTTGAAAGCTGGAACTGGCAGTGCGCTTATTGCGATGAAGAACTGTGCTCAGCTAGTGCCACTCTTGATCACGTTGTTCCTAAACACAAAGGTGGTCAAAATGTACGCAGTAATTTAGTTTGCGCCTGCGCTTCATGTAACCGCAATAAAGGCTCTCAAAATGTGTTTGAATACATGAACTTTTGTCACCAACACTATTCAAAGGAAAGGGTTGGTAAACTAAGAGAATGGATGGAGCAAAAACCGCACCTTGCAATAGTTTTACCTTCAATCAAATCAACACCGTGCCTTTGTAACAATGCTTCTCCAGAATGGGTCGCAACCTGATCCTGAGAAATTTGCTCAAGATTACGCCGCCAGGCTTGTCAAAAATAATCGAGAGTTAGAAGATGAGCGTATTGAACCATATCCAAATCTTACAGGAAAAGTAGGCGCTACGGTTCGAGATCGTAATGATTATTTCACTTAATTAAAATGGCAAAATCCATCGTTGATAAAACAACTCCTTGCTACTGCCATTTAACGCAGTGCTTGCGAGATTCTATTTACGTTTATCACCAAACCCAGCTTGTACACTGGAATTTGATGGGTGGTAAATTTTATTCTATTCATAAATTAACAGAAGGAATTTATGAAGAAATGCAAGATGGAAATGACACTATTGCTGAACACATTCGATCTTTAGATATAGCAACTCCTAAAACAGTTGAAGATTTAATGTATTCAAATCTTCCTGCGCTTCCTATGGAAAGTTGCTTTAATCAAGAAGGACTTATCCTTCAGCTGGCAACAAACCATAATTTGCTTGCTCAAAAGTTTGAAGAATTAATTGAAATGTCTAACGAAGCTGGAGATCAGCTCACTGTTGATCTTGGTGTTGAACGTGGACGTGTTCATAAAAAAAACCAATGGCTGCTAAAATCAACTTTAGACTATAAAAAGTAAAGCCATGTTTGACCCAATACTTGTTGACACACTGTTTTTTTCCCCAACAGCATTAACTTCTGTTGGAACCACAAGTACTTTTGTTGTTGCAGATCAGAACAATGCCGGTACAACTAGTGTTGGGTTTCAAGTTACTGTTGCCACTATTGGAACCAACGTAGTAGTAAGGTTTGAAGGCAGTTTAAATGGTACTGATTTCTTTGCTTTAGCAGCAAGTGATATTACTCTCACAGCTAATGGTACGACAGGATACAATTTCGCTAATTTTCCACTCAAAGCAATTCGCGGCAGACTTGTAAGCATTACTACTGGCACGCCTACAGTTACTTTTGTAATGTCTGCCAAATAAAGAAACAAATTCGACATGTCCATCCATCCTGGTCGATATGATGACACAATTCAGCGCAGAGCTGTTTATGACCTTACGTTGCAATTTAAAGATTCAAGTGGAAGATCAATAGATCTTACTGGATGGACGGCTGCGGCACAAATTTGGGATAAGGCACGCACGACTAAATATGCAGATTTTGCTGTTACTTACGTTGATAGAGTTGATGGAACTGTTAAAATCAGTTTAACGGATACGCAAACAACAGCGTTGCCTGATATGTGCTATTACGATTTACTGCTAACAGATTCAGCAGGAAAAAAAGAATACTACTTAGAAGGCGTATTTTACGTTTCTGAAGGATATACAACATGACTTGCAACACTGTTACAGGTTCTCAAGGTGTTATTGGAGTCGTAAACGTAATAACTCCAGGACCTGTTGGCCCGCAAGGACCCGCTGGTAGCGGAGGCAGTGGAAGTGGAACTGTAACAAGCGTAGGGTTAAGTTTACCTGCAATTTTTAGTGTAACTAATTCTCCTGTAACTACTTCAGGAACTCTTACAGGAACATTAACTACTCAATTAGCAAATTTATTTTTAGCTGGACCAACTACTGGTTCTGCAGCAATTCCAGCATTTCGTGCTTTAGTAGCAGCTGATTTACCAAACACAACAGTTGCTGCTGGTAGTTACACCTATGGCAGTTTTACTGTTGATGGATCTGGTCGTATAACAATAGCAAGTTCTGGTAGCGCAGCAACAACCAGCCTGACTGGTTTAATGTCAAGCAGTGACAAAACAAAACTTGACGCAATTACAGGCACCAATACTGGTGATAATGCAGTAAACAGCCTTTACTCTGGCCTAGTTTCTAATGCCAATCACACCGGAGACGCTACTGGCTCTACTGCTTTAACTCTTGCAACTGTTAACACAAACGTTGGGTCATTTGGTTCTGCAACTGTTGCGCCAATTTTTACGGTCAATAGTAAAGGGCTAATTACTGCCGCCAGCACCGCCACAATCACTCCTGCTGTTGGTAACATTACTGGCCTAGGAACTGGCATTGCTACTGCCCTGGCAATCAACACAGGAACCGCAGGCGCCCCAGTGTTGTTTGGCGGAGCATTGGGCACCCCTAGCAGCGCTACCTTAACTAACGCAACTGCGTTGCCTTTGACCACTGGCGTGACGGGCCTTCTTCCTGTAGCCAACGGCGGCACCGGAACTGCAACGCCTGCTTTGGTACAAGGCACAAACGTCACTATTACCGGAAGCTGGCCCAACCAAACCATTAACGCCACTGGAGGTGGCGGATCAGCGCTGACTGTTCAAGACGAAGGCTCTACGCTTTCTACTGCAGTCACTTTAATCAATTTTACCGGAGCAGGCGTCACAGCAGCTGGAACTAGCTCTGTCACAGTAAATGTCCCAGCTGGGAGCGGTGGTAACGTCAGCAACAGCGGCACACCAACCAGCGGTCAGGCTGCTGAGTGGACATCCGCCACGGTAATACAAGGTGTTGCTGTTACCGGCACGGGCAGCTATGTAAAGGCCACCAGCCCAACGCTGGTGACTCCCATTTTGGGAACACCAACAAGCGGTACGCTGACAAACTGTACAGGTTTACCTGCTGCTGGCGTTACAGGCCTCGGCACTCTGGCTACACAGTCGGGCACATTCTCTGGCACCAGTAGCGGCACTAATACTGGGGATCAAACCATTACTCTGACTGGTGAAGTCACAGGCAGCGGCACTGGATCTTTTGCAGCAACGCTAACCAATAGTTCCGTAATTGGCAAAGTTTTAACCGGCTACATCAGTGGCGCCGGCGCAGTTGCAGCAACAGATTCAATTTTGCAAGCAATACAAAAATTAAATGGAAACGACGCAGCATTTTTAACATCAGCTACTGCAGCTACTACCTATCAACCTCTTACATCAAATTTAACTGCATTAGGGGCTAATAACGTTGCTTATTATTTAGATCGCGCTAATCACACTGGAACCCAAGCAGGTTCAACGGTAACTGGCGTTTACACGTCAGCTGGTTTGACTATGGCCACTGCCAGGTTGTTGGGGCGCAGTACAGCCGGTTCTGGTGCAGCAGAAGAAATAACAATTGGCACCGGACTGAGTTTAAGCGCCGGAACATTGACAGCAACAGGTGGTGGCGGTAGCGGCACTCCTGGCGGCGCTACGACACAAGTCCAGTTCAATGACGCTGGTGCCTTTGCTGGTGACGCTGATTTAACTTGGAACAAAACTACCAATGTCCTAGGTATTACGGGTGACGTTAATTTAAGTGACGGCGGTGCTTTTACGACAACACTGCAGACCATAACGGCTACAGCTGCTCGCACGATTAGCTTTCCCGACGCCACCGGTACTGTTGCATTAGTTGCTGGCAGCAGCGGACAACTGATCTACAACAATGCTGGAGCGTATGCAGGTGGGCCACTTTTTAGTTTGACCACTGGGACACTTGGCTACACCGCTGGCGGAACAGTAACACAGGCTACCAACAAAACCACGGGCGTTACCTTAAACGGTGCGTCTGGACGCATCACAATGAGCAGCGCACCACTTGCGCTTGATACCACAGTTTCATTTACACTGACTAACAGCTCAATTACCGCAAACGATCTGCTAATCTTGAATCACGTCAGCGGAGGCACCGCTGGCTCCTATTTGCTTAACGCCCAGGCGGCAGCAGGTTCAGCCCTTATCAGCGTGCGCAACATTACAGCAGGAGTTACCCCTCTAAGTGAAGCCATCGTTATCGGCTTTGCTGTTATCAAAGCTTAATTACCCACAAGAAAGGTTATCACCATGGCTCAGTTTATTATTGACATCCCTGATGAATTGCTGCCTGCTTTGGTGGTTGAGTTTGGCCTTGTCCAAGGCAGCGTGCCTGCTACCACCCCAGACGAATATTTTGCAGCCAGCATCGTAGAAACCGTGCGCCAACGAGCCGAGATCTACAAGGTTGGACCGTATTACTTTGGTCCCATTGATCCAAAGTACAATGCTGACGGCACAGCATATGGCACTGTCCCAGAGCCGCCGCTGGTAGAGGAGGGGCTGGTATGAGTCTTCTGATTTCAGGGGATCTAAAGCTGGCAAAGCAGTTCACTTGGAACGAAACCATCTGGAACCCCAGCATGATTTCCACTGCACTGTGGCTGGATGCGGCAGATGCGAGCACAATTACAACGTCTGGCAGCGAAGTCACGCAGATTAACGATAAAAGCGGAAACGCCAGGGACTTTACAGGCGCATCTGGCACTAGACCTTCAACGGGCATTGCAACTTTAAATAGCAATAATGTTTTAAGTTTTAGTGCTGATTACTTGACAACTGTTTCAAGCGCAGCCACTTGGACGTTTCTGCATGATGCAACCGGCTCAGGTATTTTTATAGTTGCCACGGCTGGCACATCCACAAATCCCAATGCAATTTACGGATTTTGTGGAAACAACGCAGGTTCTGCAGCCTCAAATATTGGCTTCTCAGCCTTTTTTGACGACCGCGATTTTGTGCCAAGAAATAACGCCTTTGTTCACAGCATTGGCAGAGGCTTGGGTTCGTTTCCTGTCGCAAGCCAAGTTCTGCAAAACTCACTAACCCCTAACTCTGCCAATGTTCTTGCCGTTTTAGGCGATCCATCAAATGCGACACTTGTAAATAGATCAATCATTACAATTAACGGCGGCACGGAACAAAAAACAAACACGGACAGCCAAGTCTTATCAGCGTCTGCTCCTACCTTTAGCTTTCAAGTGGGTTCAGTAGGAAATAACGCTTTTCCTTTGACGGGAGCAATTGCAGAGTTTATCATTGTTTCCGGTCTTGTTTCTTCCACGAATCGTCAACTTATCGAAGGCTACCTCGCGCACAAATGGGGCCTTACCGCCAACCTCCCCGCCGACCACCCTTATAAAACTGTAGGACCAACGCCATGACCCACACACCAACCACTGCCATTACGATGCTTGCGGCAATGATTGTATCTACGCCAAATGGGCTGTTAATGCTGTGTCGCCCAATACGTACTGTGTCTCAAATTCGCAAAAAGGTGCTGTCATGAGTTGGTTGATTACGCCCCAGCTAAAGCGTCCATCCGCTGCAGTGACTGATCCTGATGCAAGGGCCTACCTTTTTGCCGTTGAGCAAGAAGACGGGCAGTTTCTTGAAGCTGGAGTTGCCACTGCGGTCAATAACTTCGTTACCAGCTGCAAGGCTGACGGCATCTGGACTCCGGCAGTGCAAATTTTATTGCCGTGTGGAGCGCGTACTCTAGCGGGAGCCTTGGTTTCTCTAAAAGGTCCGGCGTCAACAAATAACGGACCTTTTGTTTCGGGAGATTACAATAGAAAAACAGGACTCGGCGCCACATCAAATACAAGCAAATGGCTTGACTCAAATGTTGCTCAAAACTCCTTACCTAATACTACGCACGGAATTGGATGGTATGGGAACATTAGCGAATCAACAGGGGATAAGGCTTTGTTTGGAGCCTACAACTCTACGTCTGGCTCAGCTTTATCTCTTTTACTGTTAGATGCGTGGACAACTGGCTATACGCCTACAGGGAGGGCCTTTAGGTGTGGAACATATACGCAAGGTCAATTTCCGTTATCCTCCAGCACAGCAGCAGCTAGCTGCATGGTTGCGACCAAGCAAGCTTCTAACAACGCAGCAATATATCTTGACGGAGTATTGACAACATCAAGCACTAGCATCACACCTGTGTTTGAAAATAGAAACCTTGGATGGTTTGCTCTTAATCAAGTTGGCAGCAGAACCGGCTTTACTAGCAGCAAGTTACAAGTTGGCGGCATATTTAATACTGGACTATCTTCAACAAATGCTGAGGCATTCCGAACCGCTGCAGCCACCTACGTCGCTGCCATCAACGTTGCCTTCTAACCATGACCCGACTCCTCTACGACCTCACCTCTGACCTGGGCAACCTGTGATCAGAAGTTTATTCAAGTCGTTTGTGGCAATGCTGCAACCAATAAAAAAATTAAAAGCGTGGTCGTTGCATCTATAATTGTTTTTTACGTAGCTGTTGACGTAATTTTATGAGCTATTTTGAAGGTTATCAGCAAACAGTATTTTTTCTTCCAGACACCTTATCTATTCCAGGTGTTACAGAATGTTATGACGTTTACGTTATTAATTATCTTTCTACAAGAAACTATACTTTAATGGTAACTGTTCAAGATATTGATACTAGTGTTGTTGTAAGACTAGAAGGAAGCATAGATTGCGTTAATTACGGTGCGTTAATTTCTAACACCATTACTGAAGATGGTACTTACGTTTACAACTTTACAGGATCACCTGTAAAAAAAGTGCGAGCAAACTTTTTAAAAGAAACTGGGGGATACAACGCACGTGTAACGTTCCAGATTGCAGCTAACTAAAGCATGGAACTTGCTTTTCAAATTAGAACTGTTAGAATTAATCCATAGATTGGGCGCTTTAATGAACAGCACAATTCTAAACTTGTCCATGAACCAGGAATTTGCTGTGCACTCCGCTGCACTGGCAATTAAAAACATGGATCGAGATGACTTAGAAGAAGCGTTTATTGACATGCTTCACCAACACCTGTCTGACCGTCAGCTGTTCCTAAGTATTTTAAAAGATCACGGCATCGATGCCGAAATTAATTTCAGTTTTTCTACGAAATCTCAACTTTCCTAATTACCATGGCAGGCACTCGTACTATTAAAGGCACTCTTGATAGGTTACAAATTAGTGCTGGAACCGAAATTACGTATTTAGGTCCAACAAAGGCTAATAACCCAGGTGATTTAATCAGGGGATTTCGTGTCAATCCAGATGGCACTGGCAATATTATTGTCAAAATTGACAGCAGTGCTGCTTTGCTTGATATCAAAATCTTTCAAGAAGATTCCTTTGCTTCAGGAACTGCGCCTACTGGTTATTTAAAATATTGCAACATTGCCAAAGCCGGAAAAGGTAAGGGTGTTATTGGTGTGACAGTTACAGACGCAACTAAAAATTATGTTGTGCTTTTAACGTTTGACGACTATTCTGAAGCTTCCTACGTTGGTAGCGTCGTTGTCCCCTGATAAATACAAAAGCCCTTTTTTAAACGACACAGCAATTAAATTAATTCAATATTACACACCGGCTAAAACCAATTGCGGTTCTGGCCGTTTTGCTCCGTACAAAACTGAACACGGTGAATGGCGCATTGGTTATGACAGTAAACGAATTGGTAAGTATTGGCCAACCGCCAACATGAAAGCAACTCGAGAAGAAATTGATAAGCAGCTTATAAAAGACCTAGAAGAACTAGCTGAAAAACTTTCTAGCTACGTCTTTATGCCACTTAATAATAAAAAAAGAGCCGCAATTTTAAGCTATGCCCACAGTGTTGGATTGGTAAATTTTAAAGAATGCCGCCTCCTGGAGCTAATCAATGCACGGGCAAGCCGAAATTCCATTATTAAAGAATGGAGTCCTTACATCAATCCTAAATATCGTTACGTTAATGAAATATTAAAAGAACGACGCCGTGCTGAACTCAATACTTACATTGCTCCAGACGCGCAAGTACCTCTTTTTACTGAGCACAAGTGTTTGATGAACAATTGTTTGCTAAATATAGGTGAAAGTTTTGTAGGAAGCCCAAATCAAATTAAAGCAATTGAATATTTAGAACGCAAAATTGTAGATTGGGATCCTACTGGCGAAACTATACGCCGATTTTTTCGCTACTGGAATCAAGCTCAGGCGGGATTGGGTTCGCCTCACAGCCTTTAGCGTTTTGAATCCAATCAATCATATCAATTAATTGCAATTCAGGGCCATAAGCGTTTAAAATGCGCTCATTGTTAAAACCTGTTCCATTCATAGCGCACCTTACATTTGTTTCTAAATGTTCTATTGTAGATGTGTTAAAAATGTATTTATCAAATTCAAATTTATCTAACCCTCCTTCGCTAGCATGTTTTAACGTTGATTCAATAGTGTGTACATCACGAACAACACACCAAACTTCACCACCATTTTCTCTAATTGTATTTGCTTCATTTAAGAAGCGAACATCATCTGCAACAATACCTTTACAGTTATTAAAATCTAAAGATTTTTTCCATACATTAACCCAAATGTTTTCTCCTAGGCACTCTCTTCCCCATTCAGTACCTAAAGTTTGCATTAAATATCTCATTGTTAATGGTCTGTCCCAGTTGACACGCAACATTTCTTCTTTCTTTGTTGTCATATATTCATCAATTTCGACAACCGTATAACCTGCTTCAAATAAAAATCTTTCTATCATTCTTTTCAATGGTTCGGCAAATGGTTTAACTTTGTAGTTGTAATCCCTAAGTAAAATATTTGCAGTTGTAGTTTTTCCACTCCTAGGTCTTGGTGAATAAAGACCAATTAAGTTAGGCGTCGGCCACTTGTGATCATCTGCTAATGGCCAGTTGTAAGTGCTGCTCATGACAGATTGAAAATTGGGAGTGCCAGAATGGAGGCATGAACCGAGAGCCTAGCACAGATTACGAAGTAGATAACCGGTATAGGAACACTAGAAACGCCTCAGATAACGACAGTGGAAAGCAGTTCCTAGATAGGTTTATCTCAATGCGCTTAGACGCCCAACGACCCAGTTTGACCGCAGACAGGCGAGGAGAAGGACGTTTCCTGATGTCTGGTCCTGGTGACGCCACGTACTCCTTTAAAAACGCTTACGCCGCCAGCCGCAGCCCAATTGAAAGAAAGCTTACTGCAGCTGGTCAATAAATAACTTTGCCTAAATGTGAAAAAATTTCAATAAAATTATCTGCCTGGTTAAAACCTAAGTGTGACTTAGGTAAGTACACAAAATACCCCCACGCAAAAGGCGCTGTAGTTACTATCAACCTTCTTCCATGAATTAGTCTGCACCTATCTTTTAAAATGCAAACAGGATAATCCCAGATTGATGGGTTTGTCCTCATCACTTCTGGGTTAGTTGTAAAAAATAACGCTTCAGGTATGTTTCTAAGTTTCCATTCACGCTCTAATCTGTTAAACCAATAATGAGAAGGAGATTTGCCATTAGTTCCTCCACGTAATGACCACCTAAATGTTCCTCTGTGTTTGCTATACGAGCACTTGCCATAAGTAGGAGGAAACAAATAGGTTGTGCCAGTCCATGGGGTTTCTATATTTAACCCATCATCTTTTAATGTGTAAATTTGTTTAGCTCTTAAAAATTGATCATTAGCTAAAACAGTAGAACAAGGATCAAGATCAATGTCACCAAGCAACGCATCAATGTATGGTAAATATTCAACAGGTGTTAACCAATCGTCTACAATATTACTTATTTTTGTTAATAATTGATACTTGGGAATCCAAGGCCTATTGCTCATGCAATAACCGGACCCATAACAGGGTTTTCTTTGTTGTAATGGATTAACGACATCTGTTTTTTATCTTGAATAATAAACAATGCTTCTTTACTGGGGTCTAGTGTTTCTGCCCTGGCAATAGCTTTTTGCATAATTTCTTCAGGCCCTGATTGGTTCTCGTTCCTAAAATCATCCAGTGCTGCAATCATTTTTGTCACAGTAAGGTAGAACATTGTGTCCGCCTCTTTTTCTGCGTCAGGAACGTACACAGTTGCTCCAGGTCCTTCTTGCGCATAAAACCTTTCATAGAAATCACACATGTCAGCGCAGATCCTCTCAATAGTGAGTTGAGTAAGGATACTTTCTTCCTCAGTTGGATTTGAGAGGCTCAGTTTTGCCAACATCTCCTTGCGACGATTTGTCATGTTTAATAAATTCGGTAAGACCTGAACGTTGCAGGGTTTGAAGAATTTTGGGAAGTGGTTCATAGATTACCACTGCTTTGCCCATATTTCCAACTTTCTTAACAAGCTTACCGTCTTGATCCTTTACTTTGGCAAGTTCGCCTTGCCGTATAAGATATTCGGCAACACACCTATACCTACGTTTTGTAACTAAATCAATGTCAGGAAATTTTTCACAAATAGTAGCAGGTTCCATGTCGCTAAAAGTAATCCTAATTTGATCAGCTAATGAAAAACCTAGTATTAGGTTATTTGTACTAGTTTCGTATGTTTTTAAAAGTTCTAAATATCTGTGCAAATCAGGTGTTTTAAAACTTCCTGACGGAGGAATAAACATGCTGACTTGTCCTGCTAAAGAATCAGCAAGTAATTCTTCATAATTGTCAATAGTAATTTTTTTTATATCTAAATTGTTAAATCTGTGACTCAAATATTGACAAGGCAACGGAGCTACAAGAACCTTTTCCTCTTGCTCCAATTCCAATTCCACTGGTGCCAAGCAAATATTGATTTAGCTTAGCTTACTTTTGTGCATTTTCCATTGTTCACAATGTCGAACACGTAAAACCCATTCTGCATAATTTCTTTTTGGCAGCATTTCAGCAAAATTTTCTGGTTTGGGTCTGCCTCCGTAATTGCAAGCTTCCCACAAAGCCGTTGCCATCTGACGTTCTTGCTGTGTCATTAAAACTGACCACAAAACTTTAGTAGACACTTTGGACAAAAGGTTGTTAAACTCTTCCATGTCAGTACAATTACAAACATGAAACGACCCATTACTGTTGCCGAACTCTTGTTGGTCCTGATCTTCCTTCCTTTCGGGTTTGTCGGTGTTCAGCATTTGCACAAGTTTGTTTCAAGTAAAATCAACGTAACAATTAAACTTAAATAATAAAAATGGGTAGCAAAGCACCTAAAACTACTGTGGTCCCTCAAGCCAAAACTGATGTATATCAGACTGTTATTCCACAAGAAGATTTTGATAAAGCTGACAGGTATGTAGCAGCTTTAAACGAGCAAACTTTTGGTCCTGGTGGCATTCGCGACAACATTTATAAAATAGCTGGCACCCCAGAAGAAATAAGTGATCGTATGAGCGGATATAGAGCAAGAGAAAATGCATCATATGCAGCAAGTGTTGCACCTGGAATGATTTCAGATAGCTTTGTACCAATCACTTCTCCAACAGATCCTCGCAATGTTCTTTCTAAAACTGCAAACAAAATTTCAGAAGATTCTCGTAAAGATTATTCAGAAGCTGTACAAAAAGTAGAAGAAGCTAAATCTAACCCAACGCCTGCTTCAACTCCTACGCCTGAACCGCAACGTCAACCTGAGCAAGAATTAAAGGAGGCTCCAAGAGGATATATCACAATGCCAGGTCAAGGCCAAACACGTCAAACTTTTGGAAACGGAGAAACGCTTAACGCAATGTTAAGACACGCTCAAAAAAATAACAAAGGTTTAGGAGACGTGTCTTGGGAAGACATTGGTTACAAAGATCCAGGTCAAAAATATCGCTTACCTATCTAACAACAGTAAATATTTAGTTCAGTTATTTAAATCTGAAACATATTCTACAGGTAGACGATGAGGATCAAATCCTTCTAAAGGAGGATCGTTTTGTGGTTCTTCTACCCAATCAGTATAAACATTTTTTAGCACGTCATAACTTTCAATAGGAATAAGCATTACAGAATCTTTTTCAGTTTCAATTCTGTAATGCTCTTTGTTTTTTACAACGTCATCTAAAATTGTCTCAAAAGACTCTTCTAGTTGCTGGATAGAAACAACTTTCATCTCAAAAGAGCAATTTTTAACAGGTTAGCACATTAGCCAGTGATTGTGCCAAAATCGATTTGGCTATTACTTAATTCAGTGAGCGGACCAAAATCTAAGCTTTGCGTAACAATTTGACTTACAAAAAGCCAATCAGTTAAAAAGAAAGAAAGAGTAATAGAATACGTTGTTTCTAAAAATCTAATATCATTTGTAATAAGTACAATATAGGTTCCAATGTCTAATGTAGTACTAGTGTAATCATCTGAATAAGCAGGCTCAGCATCGTAAGAATCACTGTAACTGATGCTAGCAGTGCCACAAACGTAACCGCTATTGTTAATAATTAATTCTCTTTTATGAGTTCCGTCTTCTACTTTATAAACTGAAACAACAGTGTTTTTATTTGTATTAGATTCGTAAGAAGTTAAACTAAAATTTTGTAGAATCTGAATTGAATTTGGTTTTTCTAAAGTAATTTTGTAGAAAAAAGATTGAAGACGAGATAGCCCACCATGAGTATTAGAAATAGTTACGTTGTATAAATTGCTACCAACACTACCAAGATTTACAGGATTGTTAATTGAATCACCTAACCTTCCCGGTAATGGGTCGCTACCAAAATAGCTAGTAGGTCCAAATGCTGTAGGCCCCGATCCTCCAGTAGGGTAAGCTTCAACTAAACCAAGGTTTACAAATCCAATGTTAGATGGCAGTGATGTTAAAAACCGTCCCATGTTTATTCCAGATGTCGCTTACCGTAGTTTTATTTTAGCAAGTCTTTTTTTGCTAAAGAATTTCGTGTTTTTTTAAATTTGTAAGTTGTTGGGTGGTTTAAGCAATACTGTTTAAAAGCTTCTTTACAATCTTCATTTGAAAGGCTGCAGTGCTTAGCCGCTTGCGGCACATTCCACCTGGCGCTAAACAGTTGGTTCATTGCTTCTGTATATTCATCAATTTTCTTCATTGTCTTCAAACATCAAACCGGTATAAAGACAATTTGTTCGCCCGCTTTCTTGGTAGCGTTTTTCCAGTTCTTTTGCTCTTTCAGAAGAAGTGCCAATTTCTTGCGACGTTAAAATTAACGAATAGCTGAGCCTGTTTTCTAAACACCTTAATTCAAGTTCCGCTTCTTCTTTTGATTCAAACCACGGGGTCATGTGAGTTTCAAAACCAAGTTGAACATGGCCTGCATGAGAGCAATCAGCACTCTGGTAAGTGCTAGGAATAACGCTGCTGCTTTTTACAGCAATTTCAAGCTTGGTTTGCTCTTGCATGATCAAAAATGTTTCCGTAACTTAAGTTAATTTCAGCAATCTTAAGGGGAGTAAGGGCTGATTCCATTTCCCGTAAACGCAAGTGAAGTGGGTTGCAGCAAGTGATGTCGCAACCTGGGGCGTGAAACACCCGCATTCTTCCCGTGTACCCACGTGAAGTCCAGAACGCAGCCCTTGCTGCTGATTGAATTTTACCACTGTGAAACGGGCTCAGCATATAAGCCGCAGTCTCTGTTTCATTTTTTCTCATGGCACCAGTCCAAGGCCAGCACTCATCAAATCCCTTTATTTCAACTTTGTCCCAGAATTTTTTAATGGGCCAATGTGTGCTGAATTCAAAATTTTTCACATCTATCGCGCAAAATCCAGCTTTAATTTGCTCCATGCAATCAAAACATTCATCCATCAAACCAAACCGTCCTTTATGTTTGGTTTGATTTCTTTTATGCCAGGGACAGCATGTGTCCTTGTTCTTCTGCAAAGCTTCGACTAGCTCCTCGCCTTCAGCAAAATTTTCTGAAAACTCGTCACGAACAGCTGCAATACTTTTGTTAAGAGCTTCGTAGAAATTCTCAGTCATAAACCTCATGAAGGCAGATCCTACGCACTACATGGTAGGGGAGTTTGTACTGTCTTGCAAGAGACGCATAAGTCTTATTTTCCCTGTGACCCGATCTGAGAACAGTTACCAACTCAGGCGTCACCGCACTCCCCTTCCGCTGGCCCCGCTCAAAACACACATCCTGTTTTGTGCCAAAAAAGTAATGACCAGGGTTAATGCAGTGTGGAGATAAGCAAGTATGTTTTCTTATTACTAAAAGATTAGATTCATCCTGGTACTGATCAGCTAAAGCAAGTACTAACAATCGTGCGTCTTTTCCTTTATACAAAGGTTTAGAAGGATGGCTAGTAGTAAATCCTTTTAACTTTTTGAAGTTATTGTGTTTCAAACACCAGCAATTATTTTTGCCCCCAGCTAACTGGAATTCGTTCAAGACATTTGCAAACATTAGTAAGTCATCTTTTCCGAGTCCGTACTCTTTAAAAAAGTCGTAAAAACGCATGGTAGGGGAGGTTTGCGTACGAGTGTAACCTAGGTCAAAATCGACCTGCTGTCAAGGGGTCTCAAGGAAGGGGGTTTTAACGAACGATAAACTCCGTTTTTTGCCCCTTTTCATTTCTATAGAAGCGTTTTGTGGTTATTCTCTGTAAAGAACTCTTGTATGCAACCTTGCACACAGCTGTACTTTACAGGTAATAACCACAAAACACTCCATGTCAAATGAAACCCACTAAAAAACGGAGTCCCTCGTTCGTTAAAAATTTCCCTGTCCACCACAGGGGTTTGCGGCAGTACATCCATACCCCCTACCCATTAAAAGAACTGTTTTTACCCTCTTTTTCAAGTAGCAGCTCATACTGTGCAGCATAAGTAATAGCTACGTGATAAGGTTCTGCATATCTCCATGTTTTTTGTCCAGGACTGCACACCTTATGCACTTGACTTCCACTGGAGTCATCCCCAAATTCAATGGTAGTTCCGTTAGGAAAAGTTTGAATAACCTTCATTTGAAAAGTTGTTGACCCGTATTAGTATAGGAAGTAAGTGAAAAATTTTTAAAACAAGTGCCTAACATTACTCTTAAGCCGGGAACTCAAATTCACGACCCTTTGATTCAGTTAGGCAATTGGGCAGCGCAACAAGCTGGTAATGTCAGAAAAGCTTTTTCTACAGTTGCAAACCCAGTTATTCAAAATTTACGTACACCTGGAACTTCAGCTGAAGACGCTTATGCTGAAGCGTGGTACAAAAATGGGCGCCAGAAAACAGATTTTAAAGGTCCCGCCTACGGAAATGCTGCGGTTGTACCGGGAAAAGTAGGCGGTGGAAACGCAGGAGCATTTACTGGTCGAGAAAATCCAAATTCACAAACGTTTGCAATCAGCAACAATGCAGGCGGATATCCTTCTTCCCAATCCCTCTTCAGAACGACACCAGGAGCACCAACCCCCATCGTTACTGGCGCCAATAGCCAAGGCGAAGTTGATCGCACACAAAGCGATATGTACAAGCAGTACGCGCTAAACCCACAGGGCCAGTTCAACCGATATTTCCAGTCGCCTGAAATGGACCAATACTTCGGCGCCGCCTCTCGTGGCAAAGGGGCACCTGAAAACCTTGCTGCCATGGAAGCCTTAGCTGGACAAACGTCCGCTCCTACCACCTCTCCTCTAGCCAGCTACTACCGTTCTCAGAGCGCTGCAGGGCGTGGCAACATGGACGAAATTGTCGGCGCCTTGGGGTACAAGGGGACACCAATGGAGCAATGGGCAAAAGCCAACCCCATGCTGGCAATGCGTGAATTCAGTAAAAAGTTCCCTGCCGGCGAACCGACAGAAGGCCAAAGCGACGATACAATCCGTGCAGCCCTGCAAGCTGGCACATTTTACCCGTCTGAAGGCAGCCCCAAACCATTCGGTACTCCAGTAAACACAGTTCCTGCTCCTCCTGAACAGCAAGGTTCTTCGATGATGGCTCCCTTTACACAATCAGCCGACATGTCCAAGTTGTTTACAACTCCGGAAGGCCAAATGCCACAGTTTCCTGTAAATAGCGATCTTCCTATTAGGGACAAAGTTCAAAAATTTATTATGGGAAATTTTGCAGCACCTGATAATGCAGCTTTTGCAAACCAACCCAACAGAAAAAATGTAGATTATTCTTCAATTTTTAACTAAAAACAATGTTTACTCCTTCACAAGCTTTAGGAAAAGCTGCACAATGGAAAGCATTTTCCTCTGGTAGCAAAGATTATTTTCAAACCGGAACTGACATTCCTACAGTTAGAGAGGGTGAAGGAGGCGCTTACGCAGCCGGATCTGATTTCCCTCCTCAAGGATTTGATTATCAATATCAAACTCCTGAAACAGTAGCTGGCGGACCTAGTTACGAAATTGAACAACCTGTAGACATAAATGACTCATATTGGGACAACATGGTAGAAAAAATAGAAAATACTCCAGGTTACGCAAATCGTCCATTAAATATGCCCAGAATGTATGAAAGACTGCGTCAAATGAGAAGCGCTTACGGCGTTCGTGGAGTTTAATTTTTAAAATGGTAACTAGCCTTATCAAAAAACATATTGAAGAATTTGCGTCCTCTCTAAGGAACGCAACTGATTATGACGATTGGGATTATGCCACTGAACCAATCCCTGGCGACAAAACTTGGGGCAAGAAAAGTAAGTCGTGTTCTTGTAAAATGACGAGTAAGAAAAATCCTGTTTAACTTACCCTAAAATTCAATGCCGTACCTAGGAAATCAAGTTTCGACAGGAAGTTACAGAAAGTTAACCGATATTTCTGTTGGCTTTGATAGCAGCACTACAACTTTCCAATTGTCAGTGCCTCCAGGTACTGCGGCATACTACGTAACTCCTGGTTCTATTTACCAGCTTTTAATTTCCGTCAACAACATAATCAAAAATCCTGGCGTTGATTACACACTAAACGGAAACCAGATTACATTCACAACTGCACCGTCATCCGGCCAACCTTTCTTTGGCATTCTTCTAGGAGACGCCTTAAACATTGGATCTCCCAGCGACGGAACAATTACCGACGCAAAAGTTGCTGCAAACGCAGCTATTGCCAACTCCAAAATCCTATTTACCGGATTAGGAAATTACGCAAATGACGCTGCCGCTGCGGTTGGTGGCGTTGCTATCGGTAATTTGTACCGCAACGGCTCCGTAATTCAAGTCCGAGTGGCATAATGAATTACAAACTTGCAATTGTTCTTCTTGCTACACTTTATGTAACAAGAAACGTTGTACAATTTTGCAAACAACACTTCCAAATAAATATCTTGTGGACAAAACTACACTTGATAAGTGGTTAAAAGTTAAGTTAACATTAGAAAATGCTAACAAAACTAACACAGATTATTATAAAAGAGCTTGTGCGGTAGCCAAGACAGGCAAAGATCCTGGCCCGTTTCAATTAACCTGAGTTAAGCTATAAAATTTTTCAACCCTCTTCCTTACCTTCCGTGAGGATGGTAGGGTAATCTTTAAACTTTTGATCAGACGCCCTAATTGCAATTCCTTTAAAGAAAGGCCTACCGTACTTACTAAAAGTAGAAATGCTACTAAGTCCCAACTGATCACGGCAACAATCTAAAAGAAGGTTGATAAACCGTTTTTGACCTACAGATTTTGATCCAGTGTCCTCAGCAAAAGCGCAGTAGCTGGGATACAAGTGACTGCGGCTATTAATAAACCTTTCAGAAGGACCGTTGTTCTGATCCCGTGGAGCCGGAATCTTTTTACCAACTGCCGAAACGTGCTTTTCATCATGAACACACTCAGATTGAAGCCATTCAATAATGTTGTTGCTATTGATGAGAATGTTGTTCCGAACTTTACGCAAAGAAGGAACCATTTCCTGAGTGTCAAGCAAATAGGAACGCATCTCTTTTTCAGTCATCTGTAAAACCCAATTCACCAATCCTGGTAAATAACTCTTCCAATAACCACTCACTTTCCCTCTTTCAATCTTAATCATGTCTCTTGCTTCACTACTCTTGGTGTACAGCGGCCTGTTAAATTCAATCGTTAAACGACGGCGGCTAAGACCAGAAGTGTTGTCAGTTGTCTGAATTGGTTCATTAGCAGCAACAATAACCATTCCCGTGTACACGAAAGGTTCACCAACACTTTTCAACTTCTCCTCATAACGAAGAGAATCACCACCTGTTAACGCCTTAAACGTCTGAACCGAGCCACCATAACGTTCCGAATCGTTGATCAGCGTCAAACGCTTTCCTTTAATTGAAGAAAGCTCAAACCGACTCTGCTCTAGCTGATTCAAATTTGTGCTAGCAAAGTTTCCGCTTCCAACAAGAGCACAGCAAAGGCTAGCAAATGTCGATTTACCCCGACCACCAGGACCAATGACCTCCAGAAAACGCTGAATTTCATCGCCTTTACCAACCAGACAAGCTCTCAACCAGGCTCGAAGCACCTGGACCCGACCTTCGTCACCGTATTGAGTCCGTGTCAACCACTCAGTAATAGGACCGGGGTTAGCTGAAGGATCATATTGAAAATCTAATCCCCAAGTAATGTAATTACTAGGGTTATGTTCAACAAATTCTTGCGTATCAAGCTCTAACACTCCATTCAAAAAAGCTAACCTAGTGTGATCTGTGCTCCAACTACTTTGCTGAAGATTGCCTTCCAATAATCCGCAAACGTCTTCAAGCAAATTAGAACTATATCCGTTAGGAAGTTGCATATCTTCCAAGCGAGATTGAACACTGTGCTTAAAATCTTTGCCATGATTTTGACGATTCCAAACACCAGAATTTTTGTCATAATACATAAATATGTCATACTTTGCGTCATATCTCCAACCTTGAGTTTTAAACAATTCAGTAAGACTTGCAGCAATAACTGAAGCTGGTGGGTTACGAGATTTCTTTTTACCATCATCACTTTTTCCACGTGACCTTGAATTTTCATTGTTATCTACTTCATCGTTATCGTAATCATCTCCGTCGTCCCCACAAAAACCGAGTTGCGAAAGAAAGTTTTCAGCACTCATTTCATTTTCTTCTGTAAGTTGCCTGTCAACGCGACGCTGAATGGTGTCCATAGTGGGTACTTCATATCCACCAATAGTTACGTAACCATCCTCCTTTGCTTTAGCTCTAAGACTCGGAAGACCACGTGCCCCCTCTGGAGAATGACCGCCTGGCAAACGCTCAAATGTTTCCCACTTTTCTTCGCAACAACCGTCTTCAAATGAATCCGAAACAGCCGACCACATAATCCAATCCTCTAAAAGAGAATCGTCAATCTGATGAAGGGCCATACCCACTGCAACCCACTCCTCATACTCATCAGCCCGCTTGGGGTCTAACGCATCAATAAATTCTTTTGCTTCTTCAATAACTGTCTCTAAATGATAAACACTATCTTCTTCGTAACTAAGTTTAATATTCTTAGTTAATACAGCACCAGTTTCAAGATTGATAGGTTTGCGATATTTACTAGAAGGATAAACTTTAGCAATTAATTCATATAACCATTCAGGCATTTCGGGTAATTTTTTACACCATTCAAAACCACCATTACATGTAGTTCGATAACCATCTGTATCAGGATGGGCACCCATGACAGCACCTTGACGGCTACGCCACAGAATTTCCCAAGGATTCTTATCTAACTTTAATGTCGCCTTATCTGGCAACAAATTAACTTTGTGAGAAGGAACTCTAAATACCATCCGAAAGCGTCCAGGCCTTCCGCTGCTGATGGTAAGTGTTGGAGGAAAAATAGAACTTATAGGGCCGCCACCAGCTTCTTCAATTGCAGGAATAGCCTCCTCTCCATCTACATCAACCATGATGATGGCTGCTTCGTTGCTAAACTGTCCGCAAAGCAGACCAACACCTGAAGCACGCCCTTCATCCAGCTCTGTACGGATCTCTGAAACGGTCTTAGGCTCAGTTGTCCATGAGGGTAGATAGGCTTTTTTGCCCCGTAAGGGGGTCAAGGGGAAGCCATCTGGCAGCAAATCCAAGTTGATTGCCCCTGGAGTCAGTTCCATACGATCGTTTGATGGAGTCGGGTCAGGGGTAACAGTTGTCACGTTTCTTTACTTTGCTCAGATGAAAAAGACGCCGAAAGCACTCTAGCTGCAACCTCCGGCCCTGCAAAGGGTGGAGGCTTGCGACGTTATATTATCTCAATGTAAAGCACACAACCTTTTACTAAACGTCTGCGTTCTTAACCTCCAACTCAATTTCTTTTTGAGCAGGAAGAATTTCAGTATAGTATTTGGCAACAGCATCAAGCCATTTTTCTTTATACTTTTGAATAGTAGTTCCTTGAATTGCAAAAACTTGACAACGTTCTTTAGTAGCAACAAATGTCATAATAATTTCCGGAACAATTCCAACTGTGTGCTCCAAAGCTAATGCATAAGCAGCCATCTGCATTTGACATTTACTATATTTAACAAACCCAGAACGCTTCATTCCGTATTCCGATCTTGGCGTTTCAGCTCCAGGCCACCGACTAAAATAAAGTCCATTACTTGTTTTAAGGTCTCCAAGAACAACTTTGCCCTTGTACTCAGCGACAATGTCGGGTGCTCCAGCCCATCCCCAGTTTTCAGTTTCGTTAACACCTGGGTGCCAAACACGACTAATACCGTCACCACCAATAGTCCAAGAAAAATCATCAGGGTTAACGGGGTTTTCAGCCCAAACTACCTTTTCTAATTTATCAAGGTTATTTGGCATGCCATCCCAGAAAGCAGCAATCTCTTCGTTGTCGATAACAGGATTTTTTTCAATGCCAAGAAGATACTCTTCCATTAAACTGTGCACTTTAGTTCCACGTGCAGCAGCAGCCTCCCTTCCACCAGGATTTTTTGCAGCCCACTTTTCAAGAGCTGCTTTGCTTCCTTGAGTTGCAGAAAGGATTGTAGTTACTGAAGGCAGCGCACCGTACGGGGTCTTGTAATGACGGTTCCCTTGAATCGTTAATCTGGTGTCGCCTTCAGATTGGTAATTCAAAAACTGCTTATACGATGCAGTCTGAGAGTACACCGTATAAACTTTGCTCTCTTTGTCGGATTTTTTCCGATCTACCGCAGAAATTTCAGCAACTGCAGCAGTCATGGACAAAAGGGGATTTTACGAAGGATACCAAAAATTCTTCGCTTTAGCTAGAGCAAAGCCAGATATGGGACCTTAGAATAAATAAAAAGTAGTTGTACCAGCAAATTGAATGAGGTAATAGACAGCGTAGGGCGCCACTGTATCTATGAGTTGTACGAAGGAAACTCAATCAAGCTCAATGATGAAGCTTTTATTAAAGAAGCCTTGACTCAAGCTGCCAAAGAATCAGGGGCTACTCTCATAAACATCACGTCCCACAAATTCAATCCTCAAGGCGTAACCGCCTTAGCCCTCCTTTCTGAAAGCCACATCTCCATCCACACCTGGCCCGAACGTGGATACGCAGCCATTGACGCTTTTACCTGCGGCTCACACACCGACCCAGAAAAAGCTTGTAACTACTTAAAACAATCTTTTGATTCGACAGAAGGATCAATCAGGATTTTCAAAAGATGCCTTCCGGCTTGACAACACAACTAAAACTGTTATTGTTTGGTTACAGGCGTTTCGTGCTTGGAGCCTGCGACTAAAAACGAAAGCCCGTGTCTGATGGAGCGGACAGAAAACTTCGCAACGGTCCACACAGGGACTAAAACAGTGGTTGTGCTTGTTGGCCTCACAGACAAGCCCAGTGGGGAAAGGACCCGCAGCCAAACTTTGCTGCAGCAAAGCAAGGCAAAAGTCCTGGGCTAGTCACCCAGGCAACCATTTGTTTTTTACCAATGAACCAAACACAATACAAGCTCACATTAAGTCAACTAAAAGATCCAGGGGTAAAGGTTCTTAAGAGCTTAATAGCAGGACCAAAGCCATATAATTACAGTAAACTTACTTATAATCACTTTAAAAATTCAGCGGATTACTATTCATTTAGGTCTAGCTTATTGTTTCATAATACACTTGCAGAGATTTTTTTAGGATCGGATATTCAAGAAGATGAAGAATATGATATGGGTTGGAAAGGTTTGACACATAGAGAAAAAATTATTTATAGTAATTTTGCAGATATTATATCTCTTTTAAGATGGAATATTACAAACTTAGAAGAAGAAGTACATAACCTCTCCAGAAGGTTAGACAATATTTAGCACTCAGGAGTGATTCGAACACTCATCGTCCTGCAGCAGCAGTAACCGCCCTATCCAATTGGTTCGCACTGAGTGAGTGACCCCCTGGTTTGAGCATTGTTAAGAGGCTTAGGGGGTGTTGTTTGATGGACGACTATTACTGCGGTAAGTGTGGCATTATGAGAACCTTTGATCGTCACTGGCCAGTTGACATAGTGATCATCGGGGCCTCTTTTCCGCTGGCGCCTCGCCATCAAAAACAGAAGGAACAAGCGTGAGTTTAAGTTAAAACTCAAACTCAGAGGCTTGCTCTCTGTCAAACGTATTGTAGCAGATTATTTTTTCTTGGCTGTTTTTGCTGAATCCCGAAAGGCTTTGTCAGTAGGTGCACCAGCTTCGCCAGGCTTCCTCATCTGTTCACCGCTGCCACTCTTGATCCGTTCCTTTTTGGCGGCGATGTTTTCGTAAAGTCCAGGTTTCTTTTCAGCCATGACAAATCTCAAAAGTCTTTGACATTTTACTCTTAATTATTTCATTCTTTAAAGGCATTTCAACATTTGTTGAAAGTTCTTATTAAACAAATCAATCTCCGTCCGTCTCAGGAGGACGCTCAGTATTGCGACCCGGAGGGGGAGTTTCGGGACGAAAAGCATCTTCAACAGTAGCAGCAAACTGCATACTTTGATAATTAGCAACGTGTTTCTGAATCCTAGAATGCATATCAAAAGATGCTTTAATCGCATCCTCTGGTGTCATCATTAATTTACTGTTTGACATTAAACCTGCGGTCAAAATACAAATTGCAAGTTCTTGTGGATGAGGAATAAATGAACGCAATGATCTACCATTGTCGCTAAATGCGCCAAGTAAATCTACAAGATCAGATGCGTAATTACGTGCTTCAGCCATTTAATTCCTCATCAGGATCTTTGACCCAATACAAAGTACCGTAAGTTTTCCTAATAAGGGGCTCTAATAAACCTTCGTCTTTTAATGCTGTAAGCCGCCTATTAATAGTCCTATGGTTCTTTTGAAATTTTTTGACAACTTCTGTAACAGGAATAAGAACTAAGTGGCCGCCTTTAAAAGCAACAGATTCTTCAAGAAGATACTCGTGAATTTGGTAAGCCAAATCATCCATAAGATCTGTCATTACAGGCCGCACCACTTAATCCTATTCTCCTAACTCAAGTCGTACCTGATTCTACGGTGCTTAACTCAATTGTTGCAGGGTCTGGAGAACCTGCTTCACGCCACTTCAAAACACCCTTCTTTGCAGTCTCTAAAGACATGCTCCACTGCGGAGCAAAATCTTCAGACCTGGGACCGCAGTAAAGAACGTGATTAGTGTTACCGTGTCGCAAAACTTTAATTTCATATCCTTCAAAAACCACAGGGTCCATGATTTCAGACGGATTCCCCTTATACCTGGACTTCTTTGCGTCCTTGGTTTTCATGATTTAGCAAAACACGACCTACACAGTGTAATGCTTTTTATTTGAAACTTAACCAGCTACACTGAAAAGACACAAGCAAATCCAGTAATGGCAACCGTAATTGATTCAGGCGACCTCAACCGTTACGAGGTAATCAAAACTCGCCCGATGAACACGGAAGCAACTAACGTTGCTATTACTGGCCAGCCCATAAGCGTAACGACGGACCCTGGAACCGGAACAAAGTCAGCAGGACTAGACGCTTTTGGCAGGTTGCGCGTGTCCAACCCTTTTACTCTGTTTGATTCCAGCCACAGGTACAAGGACAACAACCTGTGGAACACCTCTGTTGCTTCAGGAGGAACAGCTGTGTTTGATGCGAATCAAGGATTAGTTACTTTAAACGTAACTACAACTTCAGGATCTAAAGTTTACCGTGAAACTACAAAAGTACTTTCTTACCAACCTGGAAAGTCTTTATTGGTAATGACAACTTTTGCAATGAATCCTGCAAAAACAGGGCTCAGGCAGCGCATGGGATATTACGGATCTGCAAATGGGATGTACTTAGAACTTGATGGTACAGGAGCAAGTTCTTTGTCTTTCGTTGAGCGCAGTTCAGTCAGCGGCTCCTTATCTGAAATCAGAATTACCAAACCTAATTGGAACTACGACAAATTAGATGGCACAGGCCCATCTGGTATGACGTTAGATATTACAAAAGCTCAAATCTTGTGGATGGATATTGAGTGGCTAGGACTTGGTACAGTACGACTTGGATTTGTTATTGACGGTAAATTTATTCTTTGTCATCAATTTCATCACGCCAATCTAATTACATCAACTTACATCACTACTGCGTCTTTACCGTTACGTTATGAAATTGAAAATACAGCAACAGCTGCAAGTGCTAGCACACTAAAACAAGTTTGTTCTACTGTTATTTCAGAAGGAGGCTACCAACTTAACGGCCTTCAACAAGTTGTAAATATTCCAATTACATCACCAAGAACTTTATCAGTAACAGGAACGTATTATCCAATTGTATCTATTCGTCTAAAATCTTCTCCTAATTTTCTTGATGCAATAGTCATTCTTACAGCATTATCTGTACTAGGAACTGGAAACGGAGTCAACTATAGTTGGAAAGTAATGGCCAGTGGAACAACAACTGGCGGAACTTG